GTCAGTTTTTTTTTCTTGCACCACGGAACGAACCGGGCAGCGATGACGGCGAAGGCGTCAGCAAACTCGCGGCGGCGGGCAGCTAAACCGGCGCCCGAACCGGCGAAAAAGACCGCAGGCGAGCGGCTGATGGAGGAGCTCGCACAGTCGGGGGATTCGTACGCGCTGACCCTGCTCATTGTCGAGGCGTGCCGCATGGCTGACCGGCTGGAGAAGTACGACGCGCTGCTCGAGGGTCGCGAGGACGCGTGGATGCGGCTCAAGCTCGGTCGCGATGTGGTCGAGGTGCAGGTCGACAAGGTGCTCGCCGAGGCGCGCCAGTGCGCCACAGTGTTCCGGCATTACCTCGCCGATATCGACCGCAAGCGCGACGGAATCCCGACAGGTCCAGATGACAACGACGACCCGGCGAAGCGCTACTAAGCGCTCGGAACCGCGCCGCCCGCCGAACCGCCCGAGCGATCGCCCGCAGTGGCCCGATTGGGTGGGTTCGTGGCCTCGGTTGCGGGGCAGGCAGGTTCCCGAGTTCGAGTCGCGGCACGAGGGCGACGAGGTTTCGCAGGCGGAACGGTGTGGGCGGTTCGGCGCCGACGTCGGGCTGCGGCAGATGCCTTGGCAGTGGCGCTCGATTCAGGCGATCACGTCGGTGCAGCCGCCGACGCCCGAAGAGGTCGAGGACGCCGAGCGCGAGGGGCGCGAGCCGGTCAGCCTGTGGACGCACCGCGACGTTTGCATCGAGTGCACGCGCCAGCAGGGCAAAACGCTGCTGATCGTGCTGCTGATTCTCTTTCACATGTTCGTGTTGCGTTCGGGGCGCATCATCTACACCGCGCAGCGCTGGTCAACGGCGTACGACGTGTTCAAACGTACTGTCGCCGTAATCAACCGCGTGCCCTGGCTGCGATCGCGCCTGGCCGAGAAACCGTCGAAGGCGAACAACCGGGGCAGTATCAAGCTGCACGATCCGAAGAACCCCGGGGTGATCTATTGCGAGGTCGAGTTCGGGCCGCGCTCGCAGGATTTCGGTCGTGGCTACACCGAGATCGACCTGCTGATCATCGACGAGGCGTACGACATCGACCCCGAGGAAGAGGCGAACCTCACCGGTGCGCAGTCGGCGGCGAAAAACCCGCAGACGATCTACATTTCGACCTCGCCGGTCGCGGCGGTGCACCCGAAGTGCCATACCCTCGCCGGTCTGCACCGGCTGGGGCACCGGCGCGCAACTGACCTGTATTACGCGCTCTACGCCGCGCCGAGGGACATGCGGCGCGACGATCCCGAGGCTTGGGAACTCGCAGAGCCCTCGTACGGCGTGGCGACCAATGAGCGCGAGATCCGAAGCAAGCAGCAGAAGGCGAAAACAGCCGAGCAGCGGGCGATTTTCGACGCCGACTACCTCGGTTGGGGTGACTATCCGCCCGACGAGGACGAGATCGGTTCGCCATTCGAGGCGGTGTGGGATTCGTTGGCTAAGACAGACGTCGAGCTCATCGGGGCGCGTGCGATCGCCGTGCATCGCTCGCGTAATCGTCAGCGCTGGGCGATCTGTGCGGCGCAGTACGGCTCGGATTTCCGCGAGCACATCGAGGTCGGGCCGCTGCGGTCCGGTTCGCATACCGAGATCGCCCGTTACCTGATTTCCAAGGTCGCCGAGTGGAATCCGGTGGCGCTGGTGATCGACCGCAAGAACGGCGCCTCGGTGCTCGAGGATCTGTTGGTTGCCGCTGGTATCGAACCGACGATGACGGGCACGCCCGAGATGGCGCACGCCTGTAGCGGTTTCCTCGATGCGGCGATGGATGGCTCGCTGACGCACAGCGATCAAGAGATTCTCAACGATGCGGCGCTGTCGGCGACGATGCGCGAGCTACCGGGCGGCGACTTCGCCTGGCTTGAAGACGAGAACGGCGTCGCGATCCCGCTCGTCGGTGTGTCGCTGGCGCACTGGGCGCTCCGCAAGTACGGGCAAAAGCCCAAGGGCAAGACCGTATCGCCGCGCACCGGCGCCAAACGCGCCAAGCGCACCACTGACCAGTTCGACGCGATGACTGCCGCGTTCTGACACGAGAGAGGCGACGATGGCTGAAACCAAAAAGACCGCCGCACCTCGTACCGAGCGCGGGTATGTGAACCCGCTCGCCGGGTTCGGTACGTTCCTCGCCCAAGGGCTCGACCAGTTCGAGCAGGTTGACGAGCTCCGCTGGCCGAACTCGGTCTACACCTACACGCGGATGTGCCGCGAAGAGGCGCGAATCGCGTCGGTGCTGCGGGCGGTCGCGTTGCCGATTCGCCGGACCGACTGGCGGATCCGTCCGAACGGCGCCCGCGACATGGTGGTCGAGCACGTCGCGGCGTGCCTCGGTCTGCCGATCGAGGGCGACGACACGAATCAGCCGACGCCGCGCACCCGGGGCCGGTTCTCGTGGGACCAGCATTTGCGCCTGGCGCTCAAGTCGCTGCAGTTCGGTCACGCAGTGTTCGAGCAGACCTACTTTTACGACAAGGGCCGGTTCTGGCTGAAACGCCTGTCGCCGCGCCCACAGTCGTCGATCGCCTATTGGAATGTCGACCGCGACGGCGGGCTGATCTCGGTTCAGCAATGGCCTGCGGGCACGTTCGGCGGTCCGGGCATGGTCGTGATGGCACCCAACAGCATGGGGGCGGCGATCCCTGTCGATCGGCTCGTGGTCTACACGCACGACATGGATCCCGGTGTCTGGACTGGGAATAGCCTGCTGCGCCCCGCGTACAAGAACTGGAAGCTCAAAGACGAACTGATCCGCATCGAGGCCGCCGCGATCCGGCGCCACGGTATCGGCGTGCCCTACATCAAGGGCAACGCGTCCGATTCCGAGGACGAGGAACGCATGGACGAGCTGTTGGCGATCGCGTCGAACTACTCGGGCGGCGAGTCCGCTGGCCTGGCGCTCACCGAGGGCGAAGACGCGGGCATCCTGTCGCCCAACGGAACACCGCTGGACCCTCGGCGCGCGATCGAGTACCACGATCACCAGATGGCGCTCGTCGCCCTGGCGCATTTCCTCAACCTCGACGGCAAGGGCGGCAGCTACGCGCTCGCCAGCGTGCAGGCCGACACGTTCGTGCAGTCGGTGCAGACGGTCGCCGACGAGCACCGCGACATCACGCAGGCGCACGTTGTCGAGGACATTGTCGACGTCAACTGGGGCGAGGACGAGGCCGCGCCGCTGCTGGTGTTCGACGAGATTGGTTCTCGCCAAGACGCGACCGCCGCCGCCTTGCAGATGCTCGTCAACGCCGGGTTGCTCACGCCGGATTCGCGCCTCGAGGCGTTCCTGCGCGACGCCGCTGGACTGCCGGGGCCGGACCCCGACGCCGAGCCCGCAGAAACCGGGCAGGACGAGCCCGAGACGGGCGAACCGGCGCGAACCGACCAGACCACCGACACCTCGACGACGAACGCGCCACAAGCCCGCACGCGCCCGCGTGGCCGCAGCCCGCGCGACCGGCGCAAGAACCCGGATGGAGCGATGACGCTATGGGACTGATTGACGCTGTGAACGCCGCTGCGGCGAACGCTGATTGGACGCTCGCCGAGGCGGTGCGCAAGCGCATCCAGGACGCAGGCGCGCGGCACAACTCGGCGCGCGCCGAGGGCGACAAGCCCGCCGAGCCGTGGTACCGGATCCAGAACAAACTCGACGACGACACCGTTGCGCAGGTCGAGATCTACGACGAGATCGACTGGTACTGGGGCGTTGACGCGCGCACGTTCCGCAACGAACTCAAGGCGCTGCCCGATTCGGTAGACACGATCGAGCTGCATATCAACTCGCCCGGTGGCGACGTCTACGAGGCGATTGCGATCATGAACTCGCTGCGCCAGCACGAGGCGCGCGTGGTGACCACGGTCGATGGTTACGCCGCCAGCTCGGCGGGATTCATCGCCGTCGGTGCGAGCGACGAGCTGATCGTCGCCGAAAACGCCGAGATCATGGCACATCTGCCGTGGGCGCTGGTGGTCGGCGACGCGAACGACATGCGCAAGATGGCCGACGACCTCGACCGCATCGGGCGCAACATCGCCTCGATTTTCGCTGCCCGCGCCGGGGGCACCGTCGAGGAATGGATGGACGTGCTCACCGCCGAAACGTGGTGGTCGGCGCAGGAGGCAGTCGACGCCGGTATCGCCGACACGGTGCTCGCCGCCCCCAAGCGCGACGCAAAGAACTCGGCGCGCAACCGATTCGACCTGTCGGTCTTCAACCATGCTGGGCGCTCGCATGCGCCAGCGCCGCGAACCACGCAGGCGCACAACCAGACCCCTCAGCCAGTCGAGGCCGAGGCAAGTAAAGGAGAGGAGCCCACTGTGGGAACCCTGAGTGAGAGCGCGTTGCAGAAGCTCGGTCTCGACGCCGATGCAGACGACAACGCGATCGAGGCGGCAGTCGCCGCGCTGGCCGACAAGGCCGATCAGTCCGGCGATCAGCCCGCCGCAGAACCGTCGATCGAGGAGGCGACCAAGGTTGCCGCGAAGTTCGGTATGACGGTCGTCAACCGCGACGCCTACGACACGATGGCCAAGACCGTGGCCGACCTGTCGGCGGCTCGCGAGCAGCAAATCAAGGACGAGAACGAGTCCGTGATTCAGGCTGCGCTCGGCGACGGGCGCATCGGCACCGAGGCTGCCGACACCTGGCGCGGCGAGCTCGCCAAGAACCGCGAAAGCACCCTCGCGCTGCTCAACACCCTGCCGCGCAACGCCGCCGTACCGGTCGACGAGATCGGGCACGGCGTCACGCGCGACGACAACCCCACCGACGCGGAAAAGTCCGGCGTTTTCGCGCTGGTGACTGGCCGCAAGATCGAAGGAGCCTGACCCATGCCCGAGTACGCACCTCACTACTTTCCCGCTGACCGGCTGACGATGACCGCCTCGGCGTCGACAACTGCTGGGCAGGTTGTCCGGGTGTCCGGCAACAAGTCCGTCGCCCCGGTGTCCGCCGCTGCGAGCGGTGTGCTCGGCGTGGCCGCGCACGACGCCGCGAGCGGCGCGCCCGTGGTGGTCTACACCGAGGGCGTGTTCGAGGTCGCCGCGAGCGGCGCGATCGCTGCCGGTTCGGCGGTCGTCGGCGCCACCGGTGGCGGCGTCGCCGCGTTCGATGACGAAACCCACACCGGCGACCAGATCGCCGGTACCGCCCTGGCAGCCGCCGCCGATTCCAAGGTTCTCATCAAGCTGCCCTGACGCAGCGGGACCACTACCAGAAAGCAGAAAACACTATGGGAGTTCAGTTTCCGCCCGCAGCGCCGAGCCTGTCGGGCGACATTCTCAGCATCAATCGGTTTCTCAAGGACACCCCTTGGGTGATGCGGGCGCTGCGCTCGATCTCCGACGAGCAGCTCGTCGGCGACAAGCTGCTGACCGCCAACATCACCACCGAGTCGGGTTCGATCGGCTACGAGCAGAACGAGTCGATCTACGCCGACCGCCCGCCGCAGCCGGTCTCGCCCGGTGGCGAGTACCCGGTCACGCCGATCAGCACCGGTCCGGCGTCGACGGCGAACACCGTCAACTGGGGCAATGACGCTCTGATCACCGATGTGTCGATCAGCCGCCAGAAGTACGACGTGGTTGGACGTTCGTTCCGCAAGCTGATGAACAGCCACGTCATGGCGATCGACACCGTGGCGATCTCGGCGGTCGCCTCGTCGGTCACGCAGAACACGAACGCGATCGCCTCGTGGGGCGCGGCCGACGGTTCGACCGTCAAGATCCTGCGGGATCTGATGCGTGCGGCAACCTCGCTGACCAAGCTCAAGCAGGGCTACAAGCCGAACGCCGTTTTCGTCGAGCCCGACGTGTTCGCGAACGTCGTCTCCGACGACAAGCTCATGAACCTGTTGCCCAAGGAATACCCGGGCGTCGAGTCGTCGCCGGTGCGCGCCGGTCTGAACTCGATGTACATGCGCCAGATCGGCGGGTTCACGTTCATCACCAGCCCGAACGCCCCGGCGTCCGGTAAGGCGCTGGTGTGCGACACAACGGTGCTCGGCGGGTTCGCGAACGAGTTCGTGCCCGCGCCGGGTTACGTCACCGCCGAGGATGGTCTGCAGGTCAAGACCATGCGCGAGGACGGCACCGACGGCTGGCGGATTCGCGCCCGCCGCATCACGGTTCCCGTGGTTCTCGAACCCGGCGCCGGTTGGTGGATCAACGGGGTGAACGCCTGATGCGTTACCGCGTTCTCGCCGCCCTGGTCTGCGCACGCGACCAGGGCGGGCGTACCCATCACCGCTACTACGGCGAGATCATCGAGTGGCTGCCAGCCGATCAGGCGAAGCACCTGCTCGAGCTCGGCATGGTCGAAAAGCTCGGCGCCGCAGCCGAGCCCGCGACCGACGACGACGACCTCGCCGAGGCCGACGACGAGCCGCAGCCCCGCGCCGAGGGCGGCGCACCGCTGCGGGCAGCACCGAAAGCCGATTGGGTCGAGTACGCCGTTTCCAAGGGCGTCGACCGCGACGAGGCCGAGGCGCTGAACAAGTCCGAGCTGGTCGAGCTCTACGGGTGACCCGTGGCTGATTTTCTGGACGCCGAGACCCTCGCCGACTGGGCGAAACAACCCGCATGGGCTGATAGCGAGTTGGCGGGGGCCTGGCTGACAGTTGTCTCGGACTGGATCCGCGACAACAAGCCCGGTATCGCCGCCGACGACCAGGCGGCGAAGATCGTCGTGTTCGAGGTGACCCGCGACGCGCTGCTCGCGGGTGACCTCGGACCGTACTCGGCGGTCACCAAAACGACGTCGCACAGCTCGCGGCAGGTGACGATCGACCGGGCCGAGGTCGAAAAGTTCATCACGCCTCGGCACCGCCGCATGCTCGGGCTCGGTGGCATGGCCGCGCCGCGCGGGCACTTCCCCAAGAACGACTACTGATGTTGTTCTACGACAATCCGGGCGGCATGTCGCTGGCGATCCGGCGCCGCAACCCGCCGATCAAGGACGACAACGGCGTCAGTGTGCCGCAGAACGATTCGCTGATTCCGAAGACCGGTTGCCATGCCGAGTCGCAGCGCCCCGCCGAGACCGAAACGCAGATCACGGTCGACACCGAGATCATGTGGTTTTTCCTGCCGGTCGACGACGACACACGCGCGATCACCACACGCGACGCGATCGATTTCGACGACCGCACGTTCGAGCTGCGCGGGCCGCGCGTGATCGAGCGCGACGTCGACGGCGCCGAGGTTCAGGTGTGGTGTGTCGGCGAGTGGAATATCCAGTGAGGAGACCAAACCCCATGAGCAGCTACACCATTGCCGCTGAGCTCGTCGTGATCCGCGACGGCGCCGCCGTGCACTACACGCGCGCCGAGCTCGGCAGCACGATCGAGCTGACCGACGACGAGGCCGCGCCCTTGCTGGCCGAGGGCAAGGTGACACCGGACGGCGAACACGCCTCACACGTGCACGTTCCGGCGACCGTCACGGTCGGCGACGTCGAGGTGCAGGGCGAGGTCGCCGAGCGCCCGGACGACGCCGAGCCAGGCGAGCAGCTTGATTCCGAAGGTGTGTCGGATCCGCTGCCCGAGCCCGCGATCGAGACACAGCCGCAGCCTCGGCGTGGTCGGCGCCGCGACTGGGGCAGCGACGCGGACTGATGGCGCGCCGCAGCCGGTCGCGGGTTTCCTCGGCGCGTGATATCGAGCGCGAGCTGCGCGCGAAGATCAAGCAGGACGTTTCCCTCGACACCGAGAACGACGAGCTCGCCAAGGAAATCAAGCAGTTCATCCAGTCGAACACGCCGATCGACGAGGGCGACGCCGTTGCGTCGGTCAAGATTCGCAAGGTCAAGAAACCGCGAAACGGGTTGCCCGCCCGCACGATCTACTCCGACAGTCCGAAATTCCACATGCTCGAACACGGCACGATGGCGGATCCGCCCGATTCGCAGTCGCCGTACGGTCCGAACACACCGACACCGGCGTTCGCGCCGTTCGGGAAGGCCAAGGCGAGGTTTGGTGATCAGCTGTGATCGAGCTACTCGACCGCGAGGCCCCGCCCGACGTTCGGTTTCTGCGCGCCTGGCTGCTGCCGGTCGGCGGCGGCGTCGGCGCCAAGCGTGAGCCAGGTGATCCGTTCCCGTTCACGCTGATTCAGAAGTTCGACGGCTGGGAGAACTCGCACACGCAGTACGGGTTCTATCAGTTCGACCACCTGGCGGTCGCAGCCGACGGCAAGTCGGCATACACCGCCTGCGAGGACTACGCGCGAACGATCAAGCGCCGCATGCTGTATCTGCGCGATCACCCGTGGACTGAGGTCGACGTGCCCGGTTGGGGGCTCGCAACCGCCGATCGTGTGCGGTGCACCGAGTCGCCGCGCCACGACCCCTACAACAACACCGACGTCGAGCGGTTCATCGCCCGTTACTCGGTGCACTTGCGACTCGTCACAGTCGCGTCCTGATTCTGGCCGCAGCCCCGATGGCTGCGGGATCACACCAGTTCACCAAGCAGCCGGATTGTGTTTCCGGTCCCTCACCATACGAAAGGAGCATCGACAATGACGCAACCCGCATCCGGCGACGTGTGGTCGAACCTGTTCGGCTACAACACCGGAAACCTCCGCAAGGCTCTCTACGGCTCGATGCTGATCCGCGACAACGACGGGGTGAACACCTCGCTCGCGTTCATCGAGGAAAACGGCGTCTGGCTGTCCGGGTTCACCCCGCTCGCCGCCGATGGCAAGTTCCGCACCGACCTGAAAAAGGAACTCGGCGGCACGTGGTTCGACCTCGGCGCGGGTACCTCCGACGGTCCGTCGTTCGCCAACACGATCAACGTGCAAAAGGATCACATCTGGCAGACCCGCACCGTCGTGCGCTCGGACGTGACCTCCGAAGAGGGCACGGTGCAGTTCGGTCTCGCCGAGCAGTCGCCGCTGACCGACACGCTCGAGTTCGATTTGCCGCTGGCCTCGACTCCGGCGCAGGGCATCCCGAACTACGCGCGTAAGAAGCCGCGCGAGCTCGAGGGTCGCTTGCGGCAGATCCTCGCCGTCGGCGTCGACAAGGGCGACAACGTGTTTGTCGACGTGTTCCCCGCAGTCTCGTTCGAGGACATCGACGACCGCACCTGGTCGCCCGAGGATCTCATCGCGACCGTTCTCACGTGGGGCGTTTCGATCGACCCGCACTCGGGTTACTCGCATGCCCGGTTCCGCGCCGGACGCGGCTGGGAGACCAACCCCGGCGCCCCGGTGTTCTCGGCTGCCCCGGTGGCGACCGCGCAGGCGGGCGGCGCTGTGCAGCTGAAGTTCCCCGCCCCGACCGGTCCGGCGTCGCCGTTCACCTACACCGCGACCAAGACCGAAGAGGAGACCGGTGTGGTTTCCGATCTGACGCTGACCGGATCGCCCTCGGTCAACGGCGACGAGGTGACCCTCACCGGTTCCGGTCTGGCCGAGGACGACGAGTACACCTGCCAGGTGCACGCCACGAACGTCGCTGGCGGTGTGGCGATCTCGGCGCCGTCGAACGCGGTCACCGGACTCGGCGCGTAACCGCAGACCCTCGCCGGGGCGCCTCCAATGGTGTGGTCGGGCGCCCCGGCGAGTCACACAACACCGACCACACCAACCGAAGATCACACCCGCATAGAAGAGAGAGACCGCACCAATGAGCGACCACACCAACGACGTCAACGTCGAGGTTCCCCGCGAGGCCGACGTCGAGTCAGTCAAGGCGCAAGCCGCTGATTTCTTCGGGTTCATCGCATCGGAACACATCGAGGTCACGCTGCCCGACGGCACCGTCGAACGGTTCGAGGTTCCGAACCCGGCGCTACTCGACGACGATCAGCAAGAGCGCTGGAATCAGCTGCAATTCGATATCCAGCAGTGCGACCGGCTGCCCGATATCGACATTCCCGCGCACAAGCTGCGCAGCAAGACCACCTACGTCAACGGCGAAGAGGTGCGCGTCGGCGCCGAGGGCGAGATCGTCGGCGGCGAGGTCCGTGTCGAGGACACCGAGAATTTCATTCCGGCGCGCACGATTCGCGGGCAGATCATCGAGCCGTTTCAGAAGACACAGCCCGACGGCACCGTCGAGCTCATGACGCCGAGCTACCACGCGCGCACGGCGATCGCCCTGTGGGGTGAAGAGGGTTACGCGCGATTCAAGGCAGGCAAGGGCAATTCGCGCCTGATCTCGCTGATCTGGTCGCGCATGTCGCAAGAGAAGCAGGAGCGTGCCGAGCGCGATCCCAAAAGTTGATCACGCGATCGACCTGCTCAAGCTGTACCCGAGGCAGATTGAAACGGCAATTCCCGCCGCGTATCCAGGGCGCCATATCCGCGAGTGGCATCAGGGCAGGATGAGCAGCCGCGAGCTCATCGTGCTGCTCGAGGGACTCCCGCCCGATTCTTGGTTCAAAACCGCACTGTTCGCCGATCTGAAGGCGATGCGCAATAAGGCCGACCGCGACAAGCTCGACGCGGTTCGCCAGCAGACCGACGGTCTGCTCACTGGCGCAGTGGATTCCGGACCGCTCGAACTCGTCGTCGACGAAAAACGCAAGCCGCAAAAGGAATAGGGGGTGATGGCCGCATGGTGCAGATGACCGTCGCGACCGATCTCGACGACGCCTCGCTACGCCGGACGGCGAACGATATTCAGCGTCAGTTCGATCGAATCGGGCAGGACGTCGGCGAAGACTTCATGTCGGCGTTCGCCACTGGCGCCCGAACGAACTCGGCGAAGGTCGAGAAGGCGTTCGACTCGGCGCGCGACGCGACGGGCAAGCTGCGCGCCGAGCAGTCAAAGCTAGACGACCTGATTGCGCGCGGCGATACACCGCGCACGAAGCTCATTCAGCAGTCGGAGCGGGCAGCCAAGGCGAAACGCGACGAGGAACGGGCGATTCGCCAGGCCGCGAGCGCCTATGAGGAATACACGCAGCAGGGCTTGCGCGGCGCCGTCGCGGGCGCCGGTCAGTCCGGGCAGGACATGGCGAACGAGTTCGTCGGCGGGTTCGCGGGCTCGTCGGCGCTGCTGCGCCTCGGATCCGCTGCCGGTCCGGTCGGGCTCGCGCTCGCCGGTGTCGGTCTGCTCGGCGTCGCTGCAGGTAAGCAACTCGCCTCGGGCATCGCCGACGGGCTCGACTCGATCCAGCTGCGCGACCAGTTCCAGGCGCGCCTCGGCATCGATGACGCCTCAATGGCGCAGTACGCGAACGCCGCTGGGCGGGCGTACGCGAGCAATTTCGGCGCCAGCGTCGGCGACAACCTCGCGGCGGCGACGGCAGCGACACGCGCCGGACTGATCGACCCGGACGCGACCGACGCGCAAATTCAGGCGGTTATCCAAAAGCTGCAAGGGTTGAGCGCGACCACCGACGCGACAACCGAGCAACTGTCGCGCTCGATCACGACGCTGCTGCGGACCGGCCTGGCGCAGAACGTCAACGAAGCTGCCGACATCATCACGGCGGGTTTCCAGTCCGGTCTCGACGTTTCGGGCGACTGGCTCGACACGATCAACGAATACAGCACACAGTTCCGCAAGTTCGGGCTCGACGCCGACGAGGTGCTGACGCTGCTCAAGCAGGGGTTCGAGGGCGGCGCCCGCGACACCGACAAGGTTGCGGATTCGCTGAAAGAGTTCAGCATTCGCGCCGTCGACGGTTCCAAGTCGACGCAGGAGGGTTTCGAGGCGCTCGGATTCAGCGCGGAAGACATGTCGCGGCGGTTCGCCGAGGGCGGCGAGTCGGCGAAGGTCGCCCTCGGGGCAGTACTCGACCGGATCCAAGAGATCGAGGATCCGTTTCAGCAGGCGCTCATCTGGCAACGGCTGTTCGGTACGCAGTTCGAGGATCTCGGCGACGCTATCAACCATTTCGACCTCGACCCTGCCAAGACCGAGTTCGACGACCTACAGGGCACCTCGGACCGCGCGACCAAGACCGCCACGGACAACTTCAAATCAGACTGGGAGGAGGCGACCCGCACCGTCGGGCAGTTTTTCTCGGACCTGAAAACCGATATCGCCGATTGGTTCTCAGACCTGCCGGTCATCCGCGACGTTCCGCAGTTCATCACCGATGCGTTCTCGCCGAACAACGGCTACGCGCCGGATCCGCAGAACACCGCGCCGGTAAACGATCCGAACGCGACGGGCGGTCTGCTGCTGCCGCCGCAGTTCCGCGCCGACGCCCCGCCGCCCGCGCCGCCAGGCGCGCCGGTCGGCGCCCCGAAGCGCCCCGACGACCCGCTGCTCGGCGCGCTGTGGGATGCGCAATTCGGCAATGCCGCGCCCGGGGCAGGCGTCGACGCGCCGGTCGCGGGCGCCCCGAAGCCGATCGACCCGAACGCCGACGGCGGCAGCGGCGGCAAGGATAAGCCCTCGTTTGATCCGTCGCAGTGGTCGCTCGACTCGATCCCGTTCGGCAGTTTCCCGGGCGAAGAGGCCGTCACGAACGGCGCGCCGCTGGTGCCCGGTGCGCTCGTCAACCCGCCGACCGGTCCGGGCGCCTACGTCGTCGATCAGCAAAAGGTGTTCGACGCCGAAACGTCGCGCATCAACGCGCAGACGAGCTTGCAGAACGCGCGCTATCGCTACCTGTCGGTCATGGCTGACGCCGACGCGACCGAGCAGGACAAGTACAACGCAAAGGCCGCGCTGATCTCGCAGGGGCGCTCGCTGCAGTCCGCCGAGGCGCGCCTGGCCGAGGCGCAGCTCGGCACGTGGAAAAAGATGGAGGGCGCCGCCAAGGGTTTCGCAAATGGCATGGATGCGCTCGGCGCCGCGATCGACGACGATTTCGGGCTCGGCGAGGGTCTGTCGGGATTCGTTGAGAACCTGATTAAGACCGTCGGCAACCTCGCCGCCGCGCCGAAGCTGGCAGAGCTCAACGCGATCAGCCAGGCGAGCCCGATTCAGGGCGGATACGGGCTGTTTGGTCAGTTCGGCGCGCAGAACATCGCGGCGGGCAAGTCGCCGCTGGGGTTCGGCTCGTCGGGTTACGCCTCGCCGTCGGCGCTCGGACCGTACGCGCTGCAGCCCGGTTTCGGCGGCAGCGTCATGCCCTACGGGCTGAAAACCGGCACTGACACGGGCGGTTACGGCTCCAGCGGTCCGGCGTTTCCCGGTTGGGTGCACGCGATCGAGCAGGCGTTCGGCGTCAAGGCGAGCACCTACGCCGATCACCAGGAATCCGACCGCAGCGACGAGCCTGGCTACGCGCCGAACCCGCAGCACCTCAACCGAGGGATCGACTGGTCTGGCCCGGTCGAGAACATGCAGAAGCTCGCCGAGTACCTCGCCTCGATCTCGCAGTCGGTGCCCGGTCTCGAACAGATCATTTGGCAGAACCCGAACACCGGCAAAAAGATCGGGCTCGGCGGCGCGGGCAACCTCACCACGGGCTACTTTCCCGACGAGGGCGACGGTTCCTATGCCGAGCACCGCAACCACGTGCACACGCGCCAGTCGACGTCGCTACCGGTTCCGGGCGGCGGACCTGGCCCGATGCCGCAGTGGTCGGCGGACTGGAATGCGATTGCGCAGGGCGAATCTGGGGGCAACTGGCAGACCAACACCGGTAACGGGTTCTACGGCGGGCTGCAATTCACGCCGTCGAGCTGGCAGGCCGCAGGCGGCACACAGTACGCGCCGAGCGCCGAGCAGGCGACGCCGTATCAGCAGGCGCTCACCGCCGAGCAGCTGCTCGCGCAGCAGGGTCCGGGCGCGTGGCCGAACACGTTCGTGCCCGGATCCTCGGGACCGGCGCCGATCGGGTTCGGCGGCGGCGGTGCGCTGCCGTTCATGGGCGCTGGTGCCCCGCAGGCGGCGCCGTTCGCCGCGCAATCGGTCATTGCGGGGCAGACACCCGCAGGTCCGCCCGGGGCGCAGGGCGGCGGATTCAGCGGCGTTACAGGCGGGCTCACCGGTGCCGCGTTGTCGGCGGGCGCCGCAGGTCTCGACCTGCTCGCCCCGGGCGCGGGGCAGGCCGCACAGACCGGTATCCAGCTCGCGAACCGCACGATCGGTTTCCTTGGGCAGCTCGGCGGCATCGCGGCGAGCGGCGTGCTCGAAACGTTGAGCGTCGGCGGCGGAAACCCGCTGGCGGATCCGCTCAAGTCGCTGCCCGGTCGCGTGCTCGCCGGTATCGCCGGGGCACGTCCGGCGCTGCCGAACGCGGCGGGGCAGGGGCAGCAGCAGGCGCAGCAGCAGGCCGGTGCTGGCGCACCCGGTCAGCCCGCACCGGGGCAGGGCGGGCCGCTGGTCAACATCGAGGCAGTGCACCAGGCGGCGAACCAAACGCCCGACGCTGTGGCGAACTCGGTTGCGAACCAATTCAAGTCGGCAGAGATCAGTCAGGGGTTCACGAGTCGATGACACAGGACAAGCAGACGTTTCCGCCTGGTCCGGCGACGTTGCTCGGTCAAGAGCTGATGCTCGAGCGAACCGACCCGCTGATCATGCTGACGACCGCCGACCGCAAGGTGACGTTCTACCTGTCGGGCGGTCTGGCGGCGTGGCCGCGTCACCAGGACGGGGTGAACCTCGTCGAAATGACGACGCCCACACCCGAGTTCAAGAACTTGCGGGCGCAGGGCGCTCGGCAAGACGGCGGGCAGACGCGCGACACCGTTTACGACCCGATGCAGATCGACGCGATTTTCGCCGCGTCGGCGACCACGCCCGAGGGGCTGTCGCGCGTGGTTTCCGAGTGGATCGCCGTCAACGATCCCGAACAGCTGTGCCGCCTGGAGTGGTTCACGTTCGAGGGCGGGCTGTGGTGGTGCGACGTGCGCCTCGAAAAGCGCTGGATCGACCGGATCCAGCAGTCACCGCGACGCATGAAAAAGCAAGTGCTGTCTACGGTGTGGATGAACGACCTCGCGTTCTGGCAGTCGGTCGACTCGACCTGCACGTGGGCGTTCTCCTACCAGTCGATGCTCGATACGTTCAAGTACGACACCAGCGCCGACCAAGACCTCGGCGAGAACTGGCCGCAGCACCGCTACCACGGCGACGGCGGCGGTTACTGGTACGCCAACGGCGATAGTGCGGTGTGGCGCGACGATCCCGACGACCCGGTCACCACCGAGGGCGTAAGCGTGCTGTGCGGACCGTACAAGGATTTCGAGACCGAGACCGACTATCAGGTCATCGATTTCGTGATCGGTTCGTTCCAAGAGATCACGTTTCCCGATGGCGCCGAGAACCATGCGTGGGGGCGGCTCAACCGCGACGAGAACGGCGACTGGGCGGGCGATGGTATCCGCGCCGCTGTGGCGCCGACGAGCGTCGCGCTGCACCGGTTCAACGATTTCGAGGACACCCGCATTGGTCTGCCGGTGCCGATCTTCCCGCCGCCGTTCATCGGTGAGAAGTTCCGCCTGATCGTCGGCTACCAGGGCAACCCGCGCAAGTACCGGCTGCTGCGCGCGCTCAATGATCGCTCGGCGGGCATTCCGGTGCTCACGGTCACCGAAAAGGGCACCGGCTCGGCGCTCGGGCCGGAACATCGCGGCGTCGGGTTCGGCGGGCGCGCGGGCGCCGCGCTGATCACGCAGGCGACCCCGGCGTCGGTGCGCAAGGTCGCCGCTGGCGACAACGCGACCGAAACGCAAGAGGGTTTCTTGCAGCTGACCAACATCGGTGAGCGCGACGGCTGGCCGCAGATCATTTTCGAGGGTCCGGGGCTGATCGAGATCGCGAACGGTCCGGGTTCGCAGGACATGATCAAGTTCGGTCCGCTGCTCGACGGGCAGCGCGTGCTCATCTCGACGCACCCGCGCTACCGGTCGGTCGTCGACCTCACGCAGGGCAAGGTGGGGCAGCAGCTCGACGACGGGCAGAAGCTCGTCGACACGATCGTGAAGTTGTTGAGCCTCGGGCAGGTGCCCCCGGCGTTGCAGTGGTTCGAGAGCGTGTTCGGCATCAAGCCGCCGCAGGGTCCGCTCTACGCGCTGCTCGACGGTCGGTTTACCCGCCCGATTCCGGGCGTGCGGCAGCCGCGTGACGCGCAGACCTCGCGGATCGCGATCCGGGTTCGCGACGGCAACGCGAACACGCGCGTCACCGCGTCGGTAACTCCGATGCGGCGCTGGCCCGAGGCGGTGCACGACTAGTGCCCCGCGTCGACAACCTCGGCGATTACCTCGACCTCGCCGAGATTCAACGAAAGCTGCTGTCAAACAACCCGTACGAGCAGATGGACGCGGCGCGCCAGGTCGCCGAGGTCGACTCAAACCCGCCCGGTGAGGTCTCGTGCACGGTCCGTTACAACGACTACCGGCACGCTGGCGACGCCTCGAACCGCAAGAGCTTGCAGGTGTCGTGGCCTCGGCTCACGGTGCCGACGGGCAAGCTCGTGCTCGACGGCGACGACGGGCTCGCCGACGTCGTGCTGAATTGTCACGAGACCGTCGTGCCTGTTGTCATCGACTCTGGGCCGCTGCGCTGGTCTGGCCGCGTCGACGTCGCACACGATAAGTTCGGCGATCCCGACGAGCCCGACACGATCGAGTGCGAGCTGATCCACGACAAGGTTTGGCTCACACGCGCGGTCGCGTTCCCGTGGTGGTTCATGCCGTTGCAGTGGCAGGGTCCACCGACGCGCGGCGTCGCGTTCGGCAACGCGATCTCGGTCATCAAGTACCTGTTCGGCAGCCAGTTCTACCGGATCCAGCTCGGGCTATGGGAGCTCGTGAACAACCTGCTGTCGCTGAACCTCGACTGGCGCAACTATTTCGGCACGCTGCTGATGCAGAACCCGGGCGAGCAGCTCGAGCTACGCGACGTTGTGCAGATGGCGACGACGCCGGTCTACATCGTGCCGAGCGCGGGCTGGAATGACACCTCGCCGTTCATCTCGCTCAACTGGCGCATGGACGAGCTGTTGCAGCTGGTGACCAAGACCTGCGAGGACAACGGTCTGACGATCGAGGTCTACCTCTGGGAAGAGGGTATGCCGCAGCCGGATCCGCTCGCCGAGCGGCTCAACCTGCTGCGGGTGCCGACGATCGTGGTCGACGTCAAAGACCGCATGCAGGTCACGGGCATCTCAGGCACCGCGTTCGACGGTTTGCAGCGCACGTTCGTCGACCTCCTCGGCTCGATGTTCGGCGAGGTGCTGAAACCGTTCCTCGATCCGAATAACGAGGCGGCGTACGCGCCTGACGGGGTGAACATCGCCCCGGCGCTCGGCGTGCACGCGATCAAGCCGTGGTGTGTGTTCAACGCCGACCATAAGCGGTCTGGTGTGAGAGGCGTTGTGTCGCATCATCATCCGATCGCATGGCGCACGATCACTGGGGGGAAATCACCCGCCTGGCTGAATGCTACGGTCGACGCTACCCTCGCCTGGCTGATTGACATGATTACCATCGTGCTGGGCGTGACCGGCGTGCCCGGAACGATTCTCGACGGCGCGTTTCACGACATTGCGTTCGCATTCCAGCAGACCGACAATTTCGATCGGCGGCTCAAGCTCGGACCGTTCGGTCTGCCCGAGGTGTTCATCCCGACCGGTTCGGGCAGCTACACCCTCGAGGCGTTCTTTCAGCAGAAGTCGGCGCAATATGACACTCGCGGTTATGTGTCGGGGCAGCTGATCGTCGACAACTGTTTTCCGTATGAGCTTGGGCGCGATACGTTCCCGGGCGCGCTGGCGACGTTCATTCGGCGCGGTCGAGTCGTGACCGACTTCATTGAGAACGCGACGCTCATCGAAAACCGGGGCGAAGCAACCCGGTTGCAATTTCAGATCGGCGACGGCAAGGCGGAAGAGGCGCCGTCGGCGAAGCTGCAGCGCCGGTTCGGCGACCTCCAAGCGGGCGTAAACGTTGCGCTCATGGCCTCATAACCACAGAGAGACAAGGTGACTCATGGCAATCATTGTCGACGAGGACAAGGGCACGATCAGTTTCACCGAGTGCACTGTGACGTTCCCTTACGGGTTCAGTGTGTCCTCGGGCGTGGGGACGATCGTCATCACGCCCGCAGGCGGCGTCGCCTCGTTCCCGCTGGCGATCCAGGGTGAGGGCGGTCTGCCGCCGAACATCACTGTGAAGGTTCACCAGATCGGCCCTGATGACCCGCTGCCGGATCCGAACCCCGAGCGTACGGTCGTCGATCCGGGCGGACCGGGCGAACCCGCTCACTACCACTACGACGTCTATATCCAGCAGGGCGAAAAGGGCGACGCGGCGGCGTTCAAGTTCCTCGACGCCGACGACCTGGCCGACGGCGAGGCGCTCGCCGAGGGCGACGTCGGCAGCGACGGTTACGTGTTGTCCTACGCCTATCCGGGCACCGGCACGCCCGGAATCCAGTTCATCCCGCAGAAGCGCGGCGACATTCGCGGACCCTCGGCGATCGCGGCGACGCCGTGGTCGAACACCGCGATCCGCCTCATCACCGCGATCACGCTCGAGGCGAAGCCGTTCCCGCGCAAGCTGCTACCGACGGCGAGCCTCGTCGTCACCGGCTCTGCAGACACCCGCGTCGATCTCGTGGCCTACCTCGGCGACCCCGACGACGGCGGCGTCGAGATCGGGCGGGCGTTCGGGCAGGCGGGCACCGCGCCGCCGCCGCTGGTGATGGCAGGCGGACCGCCAGCGACCGACGCAGGCGGCAACGCGGGCTATGCGATCGTGCCCGCGAACGTGGCGCCGACGGTCTACTACCGCGCCGAGCAGAAAGCGTCGTCGTCGAACAACTGGTCTACCGCAGGCGCGCCGGACGGCGCCCGCGCTGGCGTTCTGGCGGTCGCGGTCTAAATGCCCGACTTCCCGAACATTCCAGGGCTCAACGTCCCCGCGACGGCGTGGCCTGGCAGCGGTTTCAAGAGCGGCATAACGCCTACCGAGTGGACACAGGAGCGCGTCGACGCCTACCGCCAGCAGATCATCGAACTGATTCTGCGGCAGGTCGTGCTCGCGCTGCGCAACACGCTCAACCCGGGCAAGGCGTTCGATCAGCTGCGCGACTGGGCCGACAACCTCGGCGACGAGTTCGTTGATCAGGTGCGCGACAACGCCGGTATCGACCTGTCGTCGTGGGAGGCGTTCCTCGGATCGCTCGACGACGGCAAGGGCATCGACCTGCCGTTTATCACGGCGTTCATTGGTGGGGCGCAACAGTTCTTCGGCGACATCGATTTCACGGCGCCCGATTTCGACCCGGTGGCGGCGGCTCGCGAGTTCGTGCACACGATCGTGCAGCCGTTCCTCAACATCGTCTCGCGGATCGTTCCCGCGCTGTTCGGACCGCTGCCGATCGGCATGCTGACCGACGAGCGGATCACGCTGCTGCTCGAGGGCGGGTTCGACGACGCGGTGACGATCGTCGAGGGCTCGGGCTACGCGCACGACCCGGACGACGGCGCCACAACACCCCTCGGCTGCGCCGTGGTCGAGCTCGACGGGCAATGGCACCTGCTGACAACCGAGCCGGTGCGCGTCGCGCCCGGTTGGGTGCTCAAGGCGGGCTCAAAGGTCAAATACATCGACGTCGAGGCGGCGCCGAACTCGAACGCGATCCGCATCGAGCTCGTGCCCTACAACGGCACCGAGGCGGGCGAACCGGTGTGGATGGCGAGCGACGAGTCGCCCGAGGGTAGCCACGACTGGGACGATCTCGAACCGTCGACCGAGTACACCGTTCCGGCGACCGGCGTCACGCATGTCGGCTTGCAGCTGGTGACCTCCGACGAGGCGACCGCTGGGCGCGCCAAGTGGGACAACGTTTACCTCCAGTCGACCGAGAAAATCCCGCAGGCGTTCACCAAAGACCTGCCCGAAGACCTTGCCTCGCTGCTCAATTTCGTTCGCTCATGGGTGGAATCGGCGCTCGAGGCGCTCGGAATCGACCCCTCGGGCAACCTGCTCGACGACATTCTCGACCTCTCCGACGAGATCGAGTGGATCCGTGACCGGGCGCAGCAAGGGTTCGAGGACGCGGCGGCGGCGCTCGGCGACCTCGGCGCGCTGGCGACCAACCTGCTGACGAATCCCGCTGCGGTGCTCGGCGAGATCGGGCAAGACCTCGTGACCGGTTTGCCGACGGCGCTCGGCGACCTACAGACCACGCTCAACCAAATCGGCGAGGTGTTCGACGGCGTGGTTGTGACGCCGGTGAACTCGATCGTGCAGGCGATTAAAGACTGGTGGAGCACCATCGCCGGTAAGACTCAAAACCTCAACAGCAGCGGCAAACTGGACGCGAGCAACCTTGTCGGGCAGGTAGCCGCTGATGCAGTCGAGGGGCTGAACGATCTAGCCTCCGACGTCGTAGGCGGGTTCAAGGGAATTTTCGACTCGTGGTTCGGCGGCAACAGCGGCACAGGTACGGCAACCGAGGTTGCGCAGACGATCGAGGCGATCAAAGACGCCGTAATCAGCGGCTACACCGTATCGACGTTCACCTCGTCGGAGGCGGGCTGGCAGCGCCCCGAGGGCATCATCGAGGCGATCGCCGTCGTCGTCGGCGGCGGCGAGAACGGACCTGCGGGATTCAACAACACTGGAAGCAACGTCCGCCCGGGCGGTTTGCATGGCTCGTACCTCGCGCAGACCCTTGACGTGACAACACTGCCAGCAGCTTTCGACATCGCAGTCGGGACCGCAGGCCAACGCTCATACATTCGCGAGGCCAACGCCTCGCCCCACACCGGCGCGGTCATCGTCGAATCTCCGGCGCACGGTTCTCCGGGCGGCATCGCGACCGTGTTCGGCTTGTCTCAGACGAACTCTGCTCCAGGCAGCGGCGGCACTGGCGGCATGGCGTACAACTCCGACGACCCGCCGACTGGACATTCGGCGACGGCGGGCACCACAGGCTCGCCCTCGGGCCTCGCCGCTGGCGGCACTGGCGGCAACGCGGCATCGGGATCGAACGACGCGAACGCCCGGGGCGGCAACGGGCAGGCGGGCGGGACGGTGTCTGCTGGCGCACTGACCAAGTGCGGCGGTGGTGGCGGTGGGGGCGGCGGCGGCGGCCGCAGCTTCGCATTCACTGGCGGCTCGGGCGGCAACGGCGGCGCGGGTGGATACCCGGGCGGCGCAGGCGGCGCGGGCGGCAACGGTTCTGGCGTTCTGGGCGGCACGGCGGGCTCTGGTGGCCCCGGGGCTGCTGGCGTTGTCTGGCTGTTCTACAGGTAAGGGGAACTTATGGGTACCGCAATCCTTGTCGCTGAGGGGCTTTCACAGTTTTGCCCGGTCACGAACCACTATCGGTGTTCGGACGGTAGGTATCTGCTGATCACCATGCCAGCGCTCGACACGATGGGGACACTCGCCGAAACGCTCGGGATCGTCGTGCCAGTGGCGAAATCCCACATGCCGACCACTGTCGACGTGTTCCTCGCCGACGAGAACGCCGTGGTGCTCGACGCCGACGGCGATCCCGCAAACGGTATGACGGCGCTCGCCAAGATCGAGGGCTGCCGCAGCTTCGCGCAAGCGCTCGCCCACTGCGGCTACGAACTGACCTAAATGGCTTGGACACCAACACCGGTGTTTCCCGAACAGGAGCACCGACCCGCATGGTTCCCGACACCGCCCGAGATCGAACCGCCGCAACACCAGGCCGCGTGGTTCCCGCGCTGGCGGTTCAACGTCGGCGACGAGGGCATCGGCAATGACTCGGCGCTGCTGGTGCCCGCGATCGCGGCGCTCGATCGCGGTGTGGGTACCGATAGCGCGGTTGTGTCGCTGCCGGGGCTGCTGCTCGGCGACCAGGGCGTCGGCGTCGACCTCGCGCTGCCGGGTGTGCTCGGCGTCGATCGCGGCGTCGGATCCGATCTAGCGTTGCCCGGTCTGTTCGGCACCGGCCTCGGGCTCGGCACGGATAGCGGTCTGGTCAAGCCTCTGATTGTCACCGGCGACCAGGCGTACGGCGCCGACGTCGCGGCGCTGCTCATCCCGATCGGCACGGTCACCGGCGCGGGCATCGGCGCCGACACCGCGATGGCGGGTTTCGCCCCTCACGCGCCGCTGGCAGCCGCGTTCACCACGGCAGGCGCCTACACGTTCACAATTCCGGTCTGGTGCCGCTACATCGACGTCATTCTGCTCGGCGGCGGCGGCGGCGGTCGCGGCATGATTCTGCTCGGCAGTTGGGGTGAGGGCGGCTGGGGCGGCAACTGGGCGATCTACCGTCTCGAGCGCGGCGTCGATATTCCGTGGTCAGCGCGCGTGATTACCGGCGTCGTCGGCAACGGTGGCGCGGGCAGCGCATCCGGTTTCGCCCCGGCGCGCGGCGCCACAGGCCAAACCACGACCGCCGCGACTGATGGTTGGTCGGGCCAGGCGACAGGCGGCGTCGGCGGGCAGAACGCGCTCGACCCGGACGGGCGCGCGGTTAGCCCGCTGACTCAGACCGTCAACGGTCAGACATACACAGGTGGCGCGGTCAAGAGTTACCTGCCGGTTGGCGGGCAGACCGGAAACCTGCCCGGTGGCGGCGGATCAGCGGGGACCGTGACCGGACAAACAGGCGGCGCCGGTGGTCGCGGTCGCGCATGGTTCTACTGCTACCAGTGATCCGAAAACCGTTGGAATGCAACGACTGCGAAAGGGCTCCCAGTGAGTAACCCCACAAAGGCCGAGGACTACGAGTTCGCTTTCTATTTCAGCGTAAAGGGATTGAAGGTGTCCGGTCCTGGAGATCCGGACACGTGGTACCCGAACATTCAGTACGGGTTGCGTGGGGTAGGCGACGCGCCGCCGCCGCTCATCCTGCAGGCGTACCTGATGAATGTTGGATTGCACTCCGACCCCGAGAGTGTGCGATTCGCGATTCTCTACACAGAACCAGTGACCTGGACCGAGGCGTCACCCAAAGACGTTGCCGCGCTGCCGGGTTCTGTCGAGGACTATTCGTTCGCCATCGTCGGCGATGCGGTGGACGAGGACGGCAGCGCGTTCCGGTTCGGTCTGGTGGGCAGCGGCGAATACGGGCGCGAGGTTTCACTGTTTACCCTCCCGATCTACTTGGATTCGCAGGATCAGGCCGGTGCGCTGCATAACGTTGCGCTCTGCTATGCGCCTCGCGTCAGTTGGTCGGTTTGGGAAATGGACGCGTAACGGCGGTTCCGCAAAAGAGCGGGCAGCCAAGTAATCACAACAATAGGAGAAACCCTATATGTCTGAATATCAGGCGGCGCACCGACGGGCGTGCGCGTCGGCGATCACCGCGCTCGGCAACCGAATCGGGCTCTACGCCGGATCGACCCGCGTCGGCACCGTGTTTTCCGACACCACTTGGGGCACAGCGACCGACGTAACCGAGGGCGGCGTCGCTAAGGCGCAGGTAACCGGCTCGACTGTCACGATCACGATTCCCGAGAGCACAGTGTCGAACGGTACGACGATCGACCGCTACGGAATCCACAACGGCTCAACGCTGCTGCGCACCGAGGAACTGCCGGTGTCGCTGGTGATCAACGACGGCAGCCAAGAGGCGCAGGTGCAGGTGACACCTACGTTCAAGTACCGGGGCGAGTGATGGATCACCCCGATAACTACGTGATGGGCATCGAGAAGCCGTTGCCGGTCGTCGCGGCGCTCGGTATCGGCGCCGTGCTCGGTCTGGTGCTGTTCGCCCTGCTGTCACTGGGTTTCGCGACCGGCACGCTGCCACTGCTCGAAAAGCTGATCGACGACCGCCCCGACTTCTGACCTGACCACACACCGAACCCCGCAGCCGCTGGCGCGCGGGGTTTCTTTATGCCCGAAAGGACCACACAGCAATGGCTTTCATTCAGAAACAGGGCTACTGGATCTCGGAGAACGGCTGGCGCATGTGCGACACCGCCGAGCTCGACTACACGCCGGTGCCTGGTACCAATTTCGGTTTGGGCGTGCGCAAGGGCGCGCCGAGCGTGATCCTCAAGTCCGTCATCTGGCGGCTCAACCGCATCGAACCCATGATTACGAGCCAGATCGGTTGCTACACAGCCGAAAACTCGATGCGCAACTCGAACCACAACTCGGCGACGGCGATCGACTACAACTGGAATTCGCACCAGTACCAGAAGTGGGGCACCTGGGGCGGCAACCGCGCCGCCGTCGACAAGGTGATCGCCGATTTCCGGGGCATCGTCGAGTTCGGCGGCAACTGGACCTCGCCGCGCGACGAGATGCATTTCGAGCTGCATTTCGCAGAGGGACACGCGGGCACCGAGCAGCTCGCCCAAGAGCTACGCGACGGTCTCTGGGGTATCTGGAAACCCGGCGACGCGCCCTCGGACGCGCCCTCGACCGGGGGCGGCTCGGCTGACGGAATCCTCCGAATCGGCTCGACCGGTCCCGAGGTGCTCAAGATGCAGCAGGGCATGAACGCCGTTTTCAAGAACTACAAGGCAATGCCCCTCGACGAGGACGGCATCTTCGGGCCGATGACGGCTGCCGCTGTCACCGAGTTTCAGCAGCGCTCGCTCATCGACGTCGACGGCGAGGTCGGACCGCAAACCAAGGCCAAGCTCGCCGAGTACGGAATCGTTCTCACCGGGCAGACGGCGCCGACCACACCGCCCGTGATCGTGCCTCAGCCGGTCGTCATCGGTCCGGCTGACGATCAGCTGACAATGCGGTTCAACTGCCTCGGCGGGCAGTCCCTCGTCGAGGCGGTCGCCGACATTCGCGACGCGGTTACCGGTAGTGACGACCGCGATAAGACCGGCGTGGTGATGAAATGACCGCGCGGCTGCCGCTGAAAGTCGGCTCATCCGACGCGCGGGGCGACGACGTCACGCACTGGCAGCGCTGGGCGCGCGACTACGCCGAGTCCTACGCCGTGCTCATGGGGCCGGTCGACGGTTACTACGGCTACAGCGACGCCGAGTTCACGCGCGAAATGCAGCGCCGCCTCGTGGCCGCCGGTCACGCGATCCCGATCACAGGTGTGTTCGACGAGGCGACCGCCACGATCGTCGGCTACGCAGGCGCCCCGCCCGCCGCCGAGGAACGCCGCCCGATCTGGATCTACACCGCGCCCGGTTCGGGCGCCCCGTGGAATGTCGGACCGGCGTTCGAGCTCGGCGAGCTGTGCCGCAAGATCCTGAAGCTCAATCACCAGCCGGTCGGTTACCCGATCGGCGGTTACCTCGGGCTCATGGGCGGCGATCCGGCGTTCTCCTACCTCGACGTGATCGGCGCCGAGGCAGCCGAGTTCGCGCGGCTGCTGCGCATCAACCCCGATGTGATCGCCGCGATGGCGGCACGGCGCCTCGACCGCAACGCCCGCGTCGACGTCGAGATCTGGGTCTCGGGCTACTCGCAGTCCGCCGACGGGTTCGAGGACGCCCTCGAGCACCTGTTCGGCGACGGCGGCGAGTTCGAGCTGATCCGCGACCGCCTGAACGGCGTGATCCAGTTCGGCAACCCGTCGAAGGACAAGACCGGCATTGCCCGAAAGACTCGCCCCGCGTGGCTGCTGCGCCTGGTGCGCAACGTCACCACGCGCGGCGACTTCTACGCCGAGGCGACCGACGAGATCCGCCCGCTGTTCTACGAGTGGTTCATCCGCGCCGAGACCGAGCTGCCGTTCGTCATCTACTCGGCGCAGATCATCCTCCCGGCGCTGCTGAACCTCGTCGCCCCGTTCCTCGCGGGCGGGCTCTCGTCGCCGCTGGCGGCGCCGATCCTCGCCGGGGTGACCGGCGCGGGGGGCGGGCTGCTGAACACCGTGCTCGGCGGCGTGCTCGGCGCCAAGGAACCGCCGAACCCGAAACTGATCGAGCTGCTGTCGATTCGGGGCGTGCTGACCAACCTCGGCGAGCTGATCAAGCTGATTGCCGCGTTGCCAGGTCTCCAGGCGCACGGCGAATATCACCTGCCGAAACCCGAGTTCGGCGGGCGAACGGGCATTCAGGTTGCCTACGACGTGGTAGCAGCGTTCCGACGCTGACCGCGAAAACTGTTGCGCCACAAGAGAATATAGAATAGATTCGTAATCACAACAGCACAGGGCCGGGGCCGCTAGGAACGCCTACGAGATACCCGCGAGGTATGTACCGGTGACGTAACCAATCGATGTGTCCTCTCAAGCCCCGCCCCTGCGCTGTTCAAACCCTCGAAACCCTCGGCGCGCCGGGGGTTTTCGCATATTCGGAGGTCACGCAATGAAGATCGGCAAATACACACCGAGCCAGATCCGCAAGGCGATCGTCGCAGTCGCAGGCGCGATCGGGCTGCTCGCCACGAGCTTCCTCGAGGATTTCGTCGGGCTCATTCCCGACAGTTGGTCTGGCCCGGTCACATGGGTGATCGGCGTCGCGATCGCCCTGGGCGTGTTCCTGACCAAGAACGCGCCGCTGATCGACGCCGCCGACGAGCTATGACCGAGCGCGACCTGCCGCCGCTCGCCGTGGCAGTGCTACCCAAACCCCGCAAGTCGCGTCACCCGTGGCAATGGTGCGTCTGCTCGGCGCTCGGGCTGCTCGCGTTGTCGCAGCTGTTCATCGGTCCGCTGCCGTCGAGCTCGCTGGCGCTGGAATCGGGCGTCATGTCGGTATGGCTCAACGTGCAGACCCTCGTCGCGTGCGCGCTGTGCCTGTTCGCGACGTGGGTCACCGACGGCTGGCTGCGACTCGGCGTCGAGTTCGCGGGGCAGATCCTCGCCGCGTCGGTGTTCGGCTACTACGCGCTGATCACGTTCGCACGGTACGGCGTCGCCGACGGGCTCGGGCTCGGGCTCGCGCTGACCGCTGGGATCGCGCTGGCCGCGACGCTGCGCTGCCGCGAGATCACCCGCACCATGTGGCGGTTCCGCAGGGCGATCGTGTTGTCGACAGAGCAGGCTGAACAGGGCGAGAGGTGAACGCGGCGGCATGGGGACCGGCGTTGCTGTCGAGCAGCGTTGTTGCCGCGACAATCCCGATCGTTATTGCGTTCATGAATCGGCGCCACACTCGGGCGCTGACCGAGCAGGTGCAGGCCGACCGCGACAACAAGGTCGCCGAGACCGCGCAGAAGTGGATCGACGTTCTCGACGAGAACCGAACCGAGGCGTACAAGCTCATGGAGCAGCGCTGGCGGCACTGCGAGGCAGGCCGGACACAGGACCAGAAAAGCCTCGACCGGCTGATCGACGCGGTCACCGAGCTAATCCCGCTGGTGCCCGCCGACGCCGCCGAAACGGCTGCCGTCCGCGCCGCAGTCCGCGCGGCTCGCCGAGCCAGGTACCCGAACAGCGATGAGTAACGACCCGCAGCTCGACTACTACAGCACGATCACCATGTCGGCGATCGTCGGTATGTGCGTCGCGCTGCTGGTCTATGTCGCCCTGATGTGACCGGCGCCCTCGACGCCAACGAAAACCGCCCCTGGCCTCTCACTGGCTGGGGGCGGTTTTCGCGTTGCGCTTGGCGGACCTGGCGACCGCTACGGGCAGTTCGGATAGACCTGCATGACGAGCGTCGTCACCGCGTGCGCGCCAAACAGGGTGTTACCGGTCTGCTGCGCGTAGGCCCGGTCGACGTCCTCCTGCGGCTGTCCCTTTTGCAGCGACGCACAGATCACGTGCGCGTCGTGGGTTGCCATCACCGGATTTGTCACCACGACGCCTCGGCGCTGCAGCTCGGCGATGTAGCGGGCGTCGTAGTCGACGACGACCTCGGGCGGGATCTGCGGCGGCTGGGCGGCGGGTGGCGGCGGTTCTCTCACGACGACCGTGGTTACCGTCACCTGCGGCGGCAGTGGCGCAGGCGGCGGGGCAGCCTCGGGCGTGCTGGTACTCGTCGGCGCCGCGATCGCGGGTGGTGCTGTCTGGTGGCCGAAATGCCGATAGGCGAGGCTGCCCGCGAGCACCGCCAGGCACAGACTGGCGGCAACGGCAGCGGCTGTAATCAGTGTGGCGCGCCGGTTCTGCGGTTCACCCTCGCCCTCGTCGTCGACGTCGTCGTCGAGCGACCATGCATAGACCGATTCGGTGGCCGCGTCAGCCGCTCCGGATAGCTCGGTCAGTTCCCCCGTTTCCGCGCTCATGCGCGGATCGTACGCCGGTCAGCATGTCTGCAGCTGCCGATCAGGCGGCGTGCATTGCTGTGCCCTCGCCGTTCTCATCGTCGTCGACGAGGTGCGCGAGTAGTCGATCGGGCACCCGCCGCGCGGGCGCGAGGCGAAAGGGATCGAGACGCTCGATTCCCTCGGCGCGGCGCTGGTCGGTCACCCGCGTGTAAATCTCGGTGCTCGTGAGCGACTGGTGCCGCATGAGCTCTTGAACGGTGCGCAGGTCGACGTTCGCCTCGAGCAGCGCTGTGCCAAACCAGTGCCGCAGCATGTGCGCCGAGCCGATCACCCCGGCGCGGATCATGGCCTCTTTGATCGTTCCCGAGATCGACTCGCGGCGCTGGTGCCCGCGATCGGGACCAGGGAACCAGTGGCCTTTGCGGGGCATCTGGTAAGCCATCTCGACGACCCGGTGGTGCAGCGGCAGCGTCGCGGTCACGTTTCCCTTGCCGGTTACGGTCATGGTCCGCTCGACCAGGTCGAGGTGCTCGCCCTTTATCTGTGCGATCTCGTGCACCCGCAACCCCTGAAACGCGGCGAGGAGGATCATGGCGCGAGTTCGCCGGTGCGCCCGCACGGCGAGCAGCCGTTGCACATCGTGGTTCGACACCGGACGCGGCACGCTCTTGGGGCGCTTGGGTCGCCCGATCATCACCATTGGGTTGTCTTGCCGGTGCCCCTGTTGCTGCAGCCACAGGAACCATGCGCTTAGCGCACCGTAGTACGTCCATCGAGTGCGGGCCGACCAGTTGCCGCCCTCGGCGAGCCACGAGACTACGTGCTCAACATCGGCGTACTCGGGCGCGACGCCGCACCATTCGGACATGCGCCGCACGGTCGCAGATCGCTCGTCGACCGTGCGGCGCGAGAGCGACTGCGCGAATTGCCAGATCCGCCAACGCTCTATCATTTCAACCATTTTGGAGACTTCCCCCTCGCGTAACACTGCTTATTAACCGAGCTGACGATTGTTGCATTGTTGACATGTTGATCGCCTAAGTATTCGGTTGCAGATCGGTAACGGGCAGTGTTGCTACGGCGCCCGGTCACGCCTGTATCAGGCGACACGCTCGGCGGGCTCGTCGGGATGTAGGGGAATCACCTCGGCGTCGGATAGTTTGCCGAAACCGCCCCGAGTGGCGTGCTGATAATGAATAGGTCGGGGGTTCGATTCCCCCAGGCGGCTCCCACCGTCGTCGTCTGGACCGTTGTCCGGCGACTCGACGCCGTTTGCCAGCCACTCGTACGGCACACCGGTCTTGAACGCCCAAGCGATCAGCATTGCTCGCTTGGGCGTTTTTCCGCGTCCGTTCATCCAGCCGCTAATGGTGTTTCTGTGCAGCTCGAGATGGTCTGCCATCTCTTGCACGCTGACGCCCGAGAACCGGAGCGACTTCGCTAGGCGATCTGCGAGATCCCACTGCGGGACGACATACCCGCGCTCGGTAGTAATGCTCATGCAATAACTGTTGCACGCCCAAGATCGCAACGCAAGATTTTGCGGGGAGTTGTAGCAATACGACACGCATGAAATTTCCCATGCTGATGTTCTTGCGTTGTGCATTGCACAGTGCCTATGGTTCTGCCCATGCCATCCACCAAGCACACCGCGAGTGCAGCGCCCGAAATCGTTGCCTCCGAAGCCTGCCGAATCCTCAACGTCGACCGCTCGACCCTGCTGCGCTGGGTCGCCGCCGAAAAGGTCACCCCGACCCGCAAGCTGCCCGGTAGCACCGGCGCGTTCCTGTTCGACGGCGCCGAGATCGAGGCGCTCGCCGCCGCCCGCAAGACCGCCCGCGCTGCCCGCAAGGCGTCGGCATGAACCGCGTCGACTACCTCGTCGGCGCGATCAAGGCGCAGGTCCGCGAACTCATCGGCGACCGCACCGAGCGCGGCGAATCCACGCTGTACTCGCTGGCGATCCTTAAGGGTCTGCAGGACAAGCCCGCCTATGCGGGCACCGTTCCCGCCGCCGTGGTCGCCGAGCGCCGCCGCCGCAATAAGGTCGCCCGCCGCTCGCGCCGCATCAACCGCCAGGCGGCTCGCCGATGAGCGCCGCGTTCGCGCCCGACGAGCTGGGCGCCGAGCTCGCCGTTCAGTCCGGCGCCCCCGCGCCGTTCGCGTTCGGCGGTCACCTGCTGCGCGTCGTCATGATCGACGGCGACCCGTGGTTCGTCGGCGCCGACGTGCTGGCGCTGCTCGACCTCAACCGCTCGTCTACGGCGTCGCTCGACGACGACGAAAAGGGCGTACACACTCTGGACACCCCTGGCGGACCGCAGCGCGCGGCGATCATCAGCGAATCCGGTCTGTACTCGCTGATTCTGCGCAGCCGGAAACCCGAGGCTCGGGCAATTAAGCGATGGGTTACCCGCGATGTGCTGCCCGCGATCCGCAAAACCGGTTCCTACTCGCATTATCCCGCCGCCCCGGCGACCGCCGCGCTGCCCTCGAAACGCGAGCTGGCGCGATGGGTGATCGAGGCCGAAGACCGCGCCGAGCGCGCCGAGTCCAAGGTCGCCGAGCTCGAACCCAAGGCCGAGTTCTATGACGAGCTGATGGACGCCGACGGCGCCTACTCGCTGCTGGCGACCGCGAAAATTCTCGGTTGGGGCCGCAACGTCATGATGCGCGAGCTGCGCCGCGCCGGGGTGCTGCAGGGCAACAACCTGCCGTATCAGCGCTACGCGCATCACTTCAAGGTCGTGCCCGGTACCTACAAGAACCGCCGCACCGGCGAGACCGTGCCGACCGCAACCACAACGGTGTTGCCGTCCGGCGTCGCGTTTCTGCGCCGCAAGCTCGACGCCGCGAACCCGCTCGTCAAGGTCGAGGCGGTGAGCCATGTCTGACGAGCCCTACGCGATCCGCGTGTTGCAGCGCGTCGAGGGCGCCGCAGCCGCGCTCTACGCCAAGGCCGACGAGGACACCCGCGCCGCTCTCGTGAACATGGCGCACCTCTACCACGGCGTCACCGAGGCGCTCGCTGCCATGTCGCGCGAGTTGGTGCAGTACGCCAAGGCGGTCGAGATCGCCGAGGACGCCCGCGACGAGGCACGCGCCGAGGTGCAGGCGTTGCGCGCCGAGCTCGACGAGCTGCGCCAGGGGCTCGCCGAGGGCATCGCGCAGGCGGTCGCCGGATGAGCGACTACCTCGACGCCTCGGGGCTCACCGACGCCGGACTTGACGACGAGTTCCTCGACCTCGATGAGCTCGATCTGCCGCGCAGCACCGAGCCGCAGTGCGATCACCCGCCTGTTGCATGCGACGCACGGTGTCGGCGCGTGCACACCGCCGAGGGGGTGAGCGCCGGTTTCCCCCGCCTGGCGCCCCCCTCGGCGGGCTCACCGTCGATCGCGCCGACTGTCTGCGCAGCGGTCTCGACGACGCTGCTCGCCGCCGCGCTGCTCGCGCTCGTGCTGGCGGTGTTCGCGTGACGATCGCCCATCGGCTCAACGTCGCGATGAACGAGGCGCTGCACTGCGCGCTCGCCGAAGTCGGGAACATCCTGCTCGCCCCGCTCGAGGCGATCAAGGAAACGGCGATGCGCAACGCGCTGAACCGCGACTACGGGTTCACCTACGACGACGCGGTGACCGCCGCTGCCGACGCCCTGGCCGAGGCCGAGGCGGAAACCGAAGTGTCCGAACCGGATTCGTACCGGCTGCCGGTCACCACTCGCGAATACGTGCCCGCCCCCGAGGTCCGCCTCGAGGACCTGGCGGCACACATTCTCACCGTGCCCCGTGACGACTACGACTACCTAAGTCACACCTTGGCACTCAACATCGCGGGCTCTCTGCTCGACGACTTCCACATCACCAAAAAGTAAGACGACCCCGCGCCGCTGCCACGGCACGGGGCCTATCCACCACCCACAACACACAGAAGAGGTTCATTGTGAGCAACAACAGCGTACCCAACACCGTTCGCCCGATCTGGACTCCCGCCGACGCCCGCGCCGCCGCCGACGAGGCGCGCAAGCACCAGCCGGTGCGCCTCCGCGACTGGGCTTGGGCGCCACTGCTGATCGTGGTCGGGATCCTCGGCGTCGGTCTGCTGACCGGGTGCAGCAGCACCGTCGAGGGCACCCCGACCGCCGCCAGCGGTCCGGCGTCCGCGCCGACCGAGGTCGCCCCGCCGCTGATGAGCGAAGAGGAAATGACCGACCGGGCGTTCATCATGACGCTCGACGAGGGCGAGATCCCTTACGTCACCGAGGCGGGCGCGATCAAGGGCGGGCATCTGGTCTGCGATCTGCTCGAAGAGGTCGACGGCAACGTGTTCACCGCCGCGCTCGCGATCGCAAGCGCCGACGGTAGCCCGCTCACGACCGACCAGTCGGCGTACCTCGTCGGTGCCGCGAGCGCCGCCTACTGCCCGGAGTACGTCGCCGGACTGGTGGGCAACTGATGCAAGACCGTTGGGGCAGAACACACAACGCGAACGTCGAGCCACGATTCAGCCCGATCTTCGGGCTCACGTATCAGCCGGTGTGCTCGTGCGGGCACCGGGGCGGGCAGTTCATGGTCGAGTCGCGTGCGATGCAGGCAGCCGACGAACACGAGAACCGGGCTGCCGGTTGGCAGGTGACCGTCCGATGAGCATCACGATCACTCGCCACGCCGGTCCGCTCGATCTGGTGCGGATCCGGGCATGCGACGAACGCAGCACAATCGCAATGGCTCTCGAGGTGAATCTCAGCCAGTTCGGCGGCGACCGGTATTGGCAGATCGCGGTCATCCGCTCGGCGCCAGGTCTGCTCGAACCGGTCACCTACCCGCGCATCGACGACGAACGCGACGCCGAGACATGGATTCGGTACCTCGCCGAGCTGGTGCTGCGCGCCGAGCAGGCCGAGGCGGTGACCCAATGATGCGGCGCCGCAACGGTCGTCACTGGCAAGCCGATGGGCGACCGAGCGTCTACGCGATCCGGCACCGGCTGCACAACGAGTTGCGCCCCACGGGGCGGTTCCTGTGCGGTGCTGAGATTCACGAGCGCCAGGGCGTCGAGTACCTCGTGTTCAAGAACATCACGATCGCGACGAACGGGCCGGACAACGGCGACACCACCATCGGCGAACTGGTGATCGAGCTGCCCGCAGGCACCGGTGAGCTGCTGCCGATCGGCGGCGCGTCGTGAGCGCGCGTCGCCCGTCGTGCCCGGTGTGCTGGCAGCCGGTCAGCCCGACGATCAAGGCGAAGATCGCGCACCATTTCGACGCGATCCGCGAGGACGTCTGCCCCGGATCCGGTGAGCCGTACCGGATCACGCTCGAACACCGTCCCGAGTTCGCGGGCGTAACCGAGTGAACCCCACCAAGCCAACCGAATTGGAGAACCACTGATGGCCTACGAATACGAGAACGACGAGTGGCGCCGAGCCACGCACAGCATGAGCGAAACCGAGCGCGACGCCGCGATCGGCGCCGGACGCCCCGCAGGCGTGGTCGGCGACCAGTCCGACGCCCGCGACGAGATCGGCGGTCGCCGATGAGCACCGTTCCTGCACAGGACGGGTTGAACCGGTTCGTCGACGAGGACGACTACCACGCCGACCGGGGCAGCCTGTCGGTGTCCGGCGCGAAACTGCTGCTGCCGCCGTCGTGCCCCGCGAAATTCCGTTGGGAACAGGACAACACGCGCAAGCCGAAAAAGGTGTGGGACTTCGGGCACGTCACGCACAAGCTGGTGCTCGGCAAGGGCGCCGAGTTCGAGATCCTCGACCCTGCGGTGCACGGTCTCAAGGCCGACGGCACACCGTCGGAGAAGCCGACCGCAACGGCGAACTGGCGCAAGGCCGAGGCCGACGCCCGCAAACAGGGCAAGGTGCCGATTCACGTCGACCTGTTCACCAAGGCTTACGACATGGCCGAGCGGGTTCGCCAGCACCCGACGGCTGGGCCGATCTTCGCCGACCCCGAGGGGCAGGCCGAGGTCGCGCTGTACTACACCGACCCCGAGACCGGTGTGCGGCTGCGCGGTCGGATCGACTGGCTCACAGCGGTTATCGACGACTACAAGACCTCGACGACGGCGAACCCCGCCGAGCTGAAAACCAAGTTCTACAAGCTCAGCTATTTCATGCAGGCCGCGTGGTACATGGATTTGCTTGTGGCGCTCGGGCTCTCCGAGAACCCGCGTTTCCGGTTCATCGTGCAGGAGAAAGAACCGCCCTATGTGGTGACGCCGATCGAGTACGACGACGACGCGATCGCCGAGGGGCGGCGCCGCAACCGCCAGGCGATCGAGCTCTATGCCGAGTGCATGGAAACCGGGCGCTGGCCTGGCTACAGCGACGACGTGGTGACGATCAGCCTGCCCTCGTGGGGACTGCCGCGACCGCAGACCGTCGGCGACGTCGTCACCGATAGCTACCTCTACGACACAGACCCGCTCGACGAGGGCGACCCGATTGAAGGCGAGTACATCTATGGCTGAAAACGTTGTCGCTACGCAAGATTCACCCAAGGTGCCCGAAACGATCTCGCAAGTTCTGCAGGTCCTCGTGCCGCAGCTGGCGCGAGCAGTGCCCAAGGGTATGGACCCTGACCGCATCGCGCGGATCGTGCAAACGGAGATCCGCAAGTCGCGCAATGCGAAAGCTGCTGGCATCGCTAAGCAGTCCCTCGACGACTGCACACAGGAATCGTTCGCCGGTGCGCTGCTGACCTCGGCGGCGCTCGGGCTCGAGCCCGGTGTCAACGGCGAGTGCTACCTCGTGCCGTACCGCGACAACCGGCGCGGTGTGGTCGAGTGCCAGCTGATCATCGGCTACCAGGGCATCGTGAAACTGTTCTGGCAGCACCCGCGCGCCGCCCGGATCGACACCCAATGGGTAGGCGAAAACGACGAGTTTGAATACACAATGGGTTTGAACCCGACGCTCAAACACGTTAAGGCTAAGGGTGATCGGGGCAATCCGGTCTACTTCTACGCGATCGTCGAGGTGACCGGCGCCGAACCGCTGTGGGACGTGTTCACTGCCGACGAGATCCGCGAGCTGCGGCGCGGCAAGGTCGGATCCTCGGGCGATATCAAGGATCCGCAGCGGTGGATGGAGCGCAAGACCGCGCTGAAACAGGTGCTCAAGCTGGCGCCGAAGACGACGCGCCTCGACGCGGCGATCCGCGCCGACGACCGCCCGGGCACCGACCTGTCACGCTCGCAGGCGCTCGCGCTGCCGACCGCCGTCAAGTCGACGAGCGACTACATCGAGGGCGAGATCGCCGAGCCGCACGAGGTCGCTAAGCCGCCGAAATCGTCACGCGCACGGCGTACGCCGGAACCGGCGCACGAGGTGCAGATGGCGAGCAAGGAACAGCTGAAGCGCATCGCCGAGATCCAGCAGGCCGAGAAGTACAACGACGCCGATTGGTTCAAGTTCCTCGCCGACTCGGCGAGCGTGAAAGCAACCCGCGCCGCCGACCTCACGTTCGACGAGGCAACCCGCGTGCTCGCGATTTTCGACGGGCCGGACGCATGAGCGCCCCGGACCGTGCGGCGGTCGTCGAACTGGTGACGACCGCGATCGGCTACGGCGTCATGATGGCGACCGAGGGGCGCGACAAGCTGCGCGAGCGCCTGCAGGCCGCGCCGCCGAATGCGTCTCTCGCCGACGTGGTGCGCGCTGAGGCCGAGCAGTTCGTGCATATCCGCGCTGATCTCGTCGCGGCGCTCGGCGGTGACGCATGACCCGCCCGCCGACGTACCACTACCAGCGCGCAGACGAGCTGGTGGCCGAGCTGGAGCAGGCAGACCCGCGCGTCGGTATGGCACTGCCCCGTGTGCAGCTCAAGTTCCGCCTGGCCGAGCTGCACGCGCAGCTCGCCCAATCACCGTGGCACCCGGGCATCGAGGCCGCGTCCACCGCCGACGAGGCCGTGCTGCTGCTCGACTGCCGCGAGTGCGGCTACCCATTCAACAAGTGCGCGCAGCTATGGACCGGGCAGCGCAAGTGCTGTCCCGACTGCGACCACCGACCGCCTGCCGAAACCCATACAGCCAAGGGGGATTACCTGTGAGCATCACCGTCGCGACAACCAAGCTGATCGAGATCCTGACCGACTCGCTGGCGACGGCGTGCAACTCGGTCGGCGGCGTGCACGTCACCACGAGCCGCACACCGTGGGGTGAGGAACCCGGCGACGTCGACGTGCTCGTCGCGACCTCAACCACGAAATACGTTGTCGGGCATACATGGATCCCTGCCGACGGGCGCCTCACGCCGTCGGTCTGGCCGGTCGAATCGATCTCGAACGTGCTCGCGATCTGCAAGTCGCTCGCCCGCGCCAGGGGCAAAGAACACACCGTTGATATCTACATGGCGACCGCCGACCGCACCGAGGACAACCGCGACGACGATCACCCCGGTTGGACGATCACCCTGCGCGAAACCCCGGCGCTGTTCGACTCCGACACCGAGTTTCAGTTTCACGCGCACCCCGAGGCTAAGTTCCCGATTCGCGGTGTGCTGCACATGATGCGCGGGCAGATCCCGCCGAGCGACGACCCCGAGGTCGCGCTCACGCCGTGGTCGCCCGGTGTGCTCGGGCCGCTGGTGACCGTTGCTAAGCGCCGCAATATGCAGATCCGCATGTTCCGCACCCGCTCACGCGGCTTGCACATTGTGCAGATCGGCGACACGTGGATCGGCGCGGCGGCGCCCGGCAAGCCGATGCCAGGGGAACCGACCGAACGGCCCGGCCTCGACCCGGTGCTGACCCACGAGGACGACCTGAACCCCGGTTCACTCGCCGCCGAGGTGCTGCGCAACGGATCCGGTCTGCTGCTCACAGCCGACGATGCGAGGGCGACCGGTAAGGCCGACGCCGAGCAGCTCGACCTCAGCTGGGATGAGCAGCTCCGCACGGCGATCGAGCTCGTCGTGACAACACAGTTCGCCTCGGGCACGATGCTGCAACGCAAGCTCAACGTCGGGTTCGCCCGGTCGCAACGCCTGCTCGACGAGATGGAGCAACTCGGCATCGTCGGCGAGGCTGAGGGCAGCAAGGCGCGCCCGGTCTACTTCAAGGCCGACGACCTCGCCGGGGCGCTGGCGCTGCTCGGGGGCGACGAGTGACGCGAATCGGGCAGGTGCCCGAGACCAGCGACGTCGACGCCGAGCGGGTGATCGAGCTGCTGCGGGCGCTGCGGATCGACGACGACGCGGTGCGCGTGCTGACGATCCCGGGCAACCCGTACTCGAAATCGCGCCCCCGGTTCAACCGCAAGGGCGGGGCGTACCACAAGGACGAGGACAAGACCGCCGAGCAGCGCACAGCGGTCTACCTGCGTGCCACGGTCCGGCGCCGGTTCACCGGAAACGTTGCCCTGGCGGCGGTGTTCTACCGCAGCTCGGCGCAACGGGTTGACGCCGACAACCTGCTGAAACACGTCTGCGACGCCGGTAACGGCGTGCTGTGGATCGACGACTGCCAGGCGACCGCGACGACCGGCGTCATCGAGCTCGACCGCAAGAACCCGCGAACCGTGGTCGCTGTTGCCCCGCACACCAGCTCAATGGTGCGCGATCTCTCCACACCGAAACCCCTTACCGGAGGACTGTTCTCGTGCTGATCTGGAAAAACCATGACCACGTGATCGGGGCGCAGACCGCGATCGGCGCGCGCGGTACCTACAGCGTCGAGCGCGTCGGGCCGAACTGGCTGCTGCAAGGCACCGGGCACGACGGGCTCGACATGCTCGAACTGCCCCCGGGCGGAAAACCGTTCGCGTCGATCGACTCGGCGCGGACCTGGGCGAACGAGCTCGACCGCGTGCCCTCGGGCGAGTGGCAGGTGTCCGGCGCATGAACGCGACAGAGGACGGGTTCGCACCGCTCGGCGAGGCGCCGGAACTCGGCGAGCCCCGCTACCCGATGAGCGCCGAGGTCACCTGCTACCGGGCGCGCTGCACCAAGTGCGGATACATCGAAACCGATTACGGCGAGTTCGGCGCCATGCACGACGAGGGCTCGGCGATCGACCACGTGCTCGACGCCTACGACTGGCGCGGGCGCACAGAGGAAACCGGCGAGCTCGTCGAGCTGCGCCCCGGGCGGTTCGTGCAGCGCCGCCAGCTCGTCGAGCTGATCTGCCCCAACTGCCAGCGCTGCGAGGTGTGCGGCACCGCCAAGGCCTACCCAATCGACGAACACCTCGTGTGCGAACAACACGAGGGGCACGACTTCGGGGCGAGCGCATGAGCATCCACTACCGCGACGAGCAGGTGACGTTGCACCACGGCGACTGCCTCGACGTGCTCGCGCAGCTGCCCGACGCGAGCGTTGACGCCGTGGTGACTGACCCGCCCTACGGGATTCGGTTCATGGGCAAGGCATGGGACGGCGCCGACATCGAGGAGCGCACGCAGCGCGGTCGCGAGGTCTGCCCGATGCCTGCCGGTAAGGGCGGACCGCAAGGCGGTTACCGGTCGCGCGCCGCCGAGGCGGGCCGTTACGACCTGTCTGCGAACGCGGCATTCGGTGAGTGGTGCGAGCAGTGGGCGGGCGAGTGCCTGCGGATCCTCAAGCCTGGCGGTTACATGCTGGCGTTCGGAGGCTCGCGCACCTGGCACCGGCTCGCGTCTGCGATCGAGGACGCCGGTTTCGAGGTTCGCGACTCGATCGCGTGGCTGTTCGGTTCCGGGTTTCCGAAGTCGCTCGATGTGTCCAAGGCGATCGATAAGCGGCGCGACGACGAGGAAGACATTCGCCGCGTCTGCCGCTGGCTGCGCGCCCGCATCGACGATCACCCTGCCGAGACGATCCGCACTATCGCCGAGCGCTTCGGCTTTCACGCGCGAATGGTCGAACACTGGGCAGCCCGAGATACCGATTCGCAGCCAACACTTCCGACGCTCACTCAATGGGACCAGTTGCGCGACCTGCTCGAGTTCGACGACGAGCTCGACGCCGAGGTTTACCGGCTGAACCTGCGCAAGGGTGAACCCGGCGAAGCCTGGGCCGACCGACCGATCGTCGGAACGGTCACCGAGTGGGCCGACCGCACGAACTACGCGCTCACGTCACGCGATGGGCTGCGCCGAGGCGAGTCGACGAACCCGGTCGCGCTGCAGTGGCAGGGATGGGGCACAGCACTCAAGCCTGCGTTCGAGCCCATCGTGGTCGCACGGAAACCCTTGCAGGGCACGGTCGCCGCGAACGTCCTGGAGCATGGCACCGGCGCGCTGAACATCGACGCCTGCCGCGTACCGACCAGTGATGCGCTCGTGCGCCCGATGGAACTGGGGCGCTGGCCGACGAACGTTGTTCTCGACGAGGTGCAGGCTGCCGAGCTCGACGCGCAGACCGGCACGCTGACGAGTGGCAAGCTGCTGCCGCACCACGCCGACAACGGCAAGGAATCGGGCACGCTCGGCGCCTACAAGGGCGCCCCTGGCCGCGAGTCGTACGGCGATAGCGGCGGCGCGTCGCGGTTCTTTCCGGTGTTCCGCTATGAGGCGAAAGCTGCTGGCGCGGAACGCCCGAGCGTGAACGGTGTCGCACATCCGACCGTCAAACCGCTCGACCTGATGCGCTGGCTCGTGCGGCTCGTCACCCCGCCGAACGGTGTCGTGCTCGACCCGTTCGCCGGATCCGGCACGACCGCCGAGGCGTGCATTCACGAGCACAAGCGCTGTATCACGGTCGAGCGTGAGGCGGAATACCTGCCGCTGATCGTCGCCCGGTTGTCGAAACCGATCACGGTCGGGTTCGACTTCGGCGAGCCCGCGTGATGGACGCCGCCGAGCTCGTCGCCTGGCGCCGCCATCGCCGCTACCACCGGTCCGCGTGGGTCGCCCCGCGCCAGCCGGTCCCGCACGAATCCAAATCCCAACCGACAGAGGTGAAACGATGAACGATCCCGCAAACGAGGCTGCACAGCGGACATTCGCCGATATGCCTGGTCTCGCTGAACCTATGGAGCAACCCGTATTCAGGGCGTTGCTGAATGACGTTGCAACGTCTGCTGCCCGCGCGGCGCTGGCGCCCGTCCGCGAGTGGTCCGAGCGGCACCGTGGCGAGTCGTCGGTCGTCGACGACCTGCTCGACGACCTCGCGCCTTTGATCTACACCACCGAGGAACTCGAATCATGAGCGACCGAATCGAATCCACGCTCGCCGATGCGTTCGCCGCCGCTGGCGGCTCTCACTCGCGCTACGGGCACGCCGCCCTGGCGCAGGTCGCTCTCGACGCGCTGCGGGCCGCGCCGGTCGCCGTGGTCGAGGTTCCCGAGGTGGCGCACAAGGGGCCGCTCGACACCGAGGCGAAGTTCTTCCGCCAGGTCGCCGAGCGCATGGCTGATCCAACCAAGTCGATCAACGTGCTCGGCGGATCCAATGTGCGCGAGGCGGTTCGGGCGCTGCTGGTGCGCGTCGCCGAGGCGCTCGAGGTCGAGCTGTGAGCGGGCTGATCGAGCGAGAACGGAGAGCACCAGTGATCAATGAAGTCGAGGCACACCGCCGCCTACTCGAATCGCGCGGATACGTCGTGCTGCGCATCAACACCGAACCGCCCGAGGAAAACGAGCCCGATGCTGCCTGATTGCGCGCTGTGCGGCTGCCCCTCACACGAGGGGCGCTGCCCCTGCACCTGCCCCGGATACGAACTGCCAGAAGACGACGAGGCCGAGCAATGACCGAGATCGAGCACCGCATCACCGAGGTACTGCGCGAGACACTCCCGCCATTCGACGGGTTCGAGCACCAGATCGCCGCCGCCGCCGCGCGAATCGTCGCCGAGCTCGGGTTCACGCAAGAGTTCGCCGCGTGCATCGAGGACGAGGGGCAGGTGTGGCTCGTCGGCAACCGGCGCGGACTCAACCCCGCGACCGTGCAGCGCGGCGCCGCCCGCTACCGAGACGGGTTCGTCGGCACCGCGTGGACTACCCGGTGGGAGCGAGCGTGACCGATCCGAAAATCCGGCTGCTGTTCAGTCGCCGCGAGCTAATCGGGATGGGCCGCTGCCCCGACTGCGGCTGGCACCCGAAAACGCAAGGACACCACCCCGATTGCCCTGAGAGCGAGGACTGATGGGACTCAAAGAAGACCGGAAACGCGAACGCAAGCGCCGATTGTTCCGCCGCGACGGATGGCAGGACGCCGACGGCGAGTGGTTCGCGATGTGCGCCTACGGCTGCGGCACCGTGATCGGCTGGCACGAGGCGATCATCAACCTGTACCCGCTCAAGAAACCCGACGGCGGACGGTACACGTTCGACAACACCCGCCTCGCATGCCGACCGTGCCACACCGTCGACTGCGATCACACGACGCTACCCAAACGGCGCATTCAGCAGAGGCGGGCCGCTGCGCGGAAACGCGCGGTCGCCGCGCCGCAGCCGGTTTCGGTGTCGGCGCGGATCGACGCGATCGAGCGTTTCAACGCCCGCCGCAACGCTGCCCAGTCGGAGGTGCTCTAGATGCGTATCAGGTCAACGAAACCCGAGTTCTGGCGCTCGGAGCGGATCGCCTCGGTTTCGTGGGATGCGCGCCTGGTGCTCAAGGGGCTCGAGTCCTACGTCGACGACAACGGCGTCGGCAAGGATGACATCGCGTTGATCGTCGGCGACGTGTTCCCTCGCGACATGCTCGCGAACCCTCGCGAGACTTACGCGAGGGTGTCCGAAGCTATTTCCGAGCTCCACCAGGCCGGTTTGTTGTGGCGCTACGAGTCCGACGGCACCCGCCTGCTGTTCGTTTCGTGGTGGGAGGACATTCAGCGCATCGACAAACCGGGCAAGGGGCGTTTCCGCAGGCCAGACGGCACAACGAACTATCGCGACTCGGAAATTCGCGAGAGTGTCGCGAGCCCTCGCGAGACCGTCGCGCCTGGAACAGGGGAACAGGGGAACAGGGGAACAGGGGAATCCTCTTCACTTACGTTGGTAGAGGGGGGTGTGGGGGGAGACCCGCAAAACGTCGACGACGCCGCGCCGAACCTGCCAGCCGTCGCGCACAGCGCTCCGGGCGCACCCGCCGCCAAGGCGCCGAGGGGTTCTCGTCTGCCCGAGGGCTGGATGCCCGATGACGAAACGATCGCCTCGATGCGCGAACAGTTCCCGCTCGTCGATCTGCGGGCCGAACATGCGAAGTTCACCGACTACTGGCGCGGCGTCGCGGGCGCCAAGGGCCGAAAGGCCGATTGGCTGGCGACGTGGCGCAACTGGATCCGGCGCGCTGCCGAGAACGCGCCCCGGTCCGGCGCTGGCGGCGGCGCCCCGGCGTCGAACGGCATCGGCAAGCCCTCGCAGAAGGCGCTCGGATGGGAACACGCTGGCGCTGCGCTGCTCGCCGAGCTCGGCGAGGTGAACCGATGAACCTCAACGCGAGCCGCGAAACGATCGAGTCGGTCATGCAGGTGCTCAAAATGGCGGCGATCCTCGACGACCGCGTGAGCCAGGGCGACACAGCGCGCGTGGCGGCGTGGGCCGAGCAGGTGCAGCGGCACAACCTCGGCGAGTCCGATCTGCTCGACGGGCTGCAGGCGTACTACGACGCGCCGACCGATCGGGCGATTCAGATCGGCGACCTGATCCACCACGCACGGCAGGCGCGCCGCAACCGGACGCAGGCCGAGGGGCTCGACGGGCTCGACCGGCGCCAGGCCGAGCTCGACGCGGTCAAGCCCGCCCCCGAGCCGGTGGTCGCGCTGCCGGGGTTCGTCGGCGGGCAGGTCACCAACCGCACTGATCGGTTCGAGGCTGCCGAGGAGGCGCTGCAGGCGTGCTACGGGCGCGACGCCTGCCGCGCCGCCATCGTCGAGTACTTCGCCGCCAAGCGCGAGGCGCTCGGAATGGGCAAGGCACTCAACGGGCGAGGGGGTGCGCGATGACGCAGCCGGAACGCCGCCAGTTCCTGTTCTACGCCGACGAGGGCGGCGACCTGAAAGTGATCACGTTTACCGCGCTGCCGGTGCCGCAGCAGCCAGATCCCGAGACCGGCGCGGTGACGATCCGGTTCGACGACATTCGCGATTTCCAGATGACGATCATGCAAGGGGACGATCAGTGAAACTCTTCAAACGGCAGCCGACTGCGCTCGAGCTGCACCACCGAGCGATCCGCGAGTGGCGCCGCAACCCGACGATCAGCAGCTACGTGATGGTCGACGGGCGCGAGGTCCGCACGCGCGCTGTGGATCCGCTGACGCGCCTCGGATCGCTGCTCGATCGCGTCATTGCCTCGATCGCCGATGTGTGCGGCGTTCCCGCGCCGACGCTCGGCACCGCGCCCGACGCGCCCTGGCTGATCGTCGGCGCCGAGGGGGGTGACCGGTGACCGCCTGCCGGGTCTGCGAGGGGCGCGCGCAGCTGTTCTTGTGCCTGACGCACATCACCGCGTTGCGCAACGCGCTCAACGAACTGCCGTGGTGGATCGAACGCCTCGACGAGGCGGTCGTCGGGCAGGTCCGCCTCGGCGATCCGGGGCGGCGGGGCACGAAATCGCACGAGCTCGACGCCTACACCGGACCGGACGGGGCCGCGCGCCTGTCTCAGGCGCTCCGAGACGGACGATTCCGGCGCTCGGCGGTGCTCGCCTTGGGTCGAGTGAATCCGAAAGCCTCACGGCTACGTGACAGGGTTCGCGCCGAGCTCGTGGTGTGGGTCCGGTACCTGTGCGAGCACCGGGGCGCGAAACCGCCGAGCACCGTTGACTCGCAAGAGCTTGCGCGCTGGCTGTCCAAGCAGGTGCAGACGATCGCCGCCGACGAGAACGCGAAGGCGTGCCACAACGCGATCGTCGATCTCGTCGATCAGATCCGCGCCACAGTGAACCGACCCGAGCCGCCCGAGTTCTGCGGACCGTGCCAGCACGTGTTCACCGACGAGGAACGCGCCGCGCGCCGCGATCACCAGCTCGACGACCGCGCCGAGTGCCGAGTGCAGCTCTACGCCCGCCGTGGCGCCCGTTGGGTGCGCTGCCCCGAGTGCGGCACCGAGCATGAGGTCGAGGCGCTGCAAGAGGCGCTGCTCGCCGAGGCGGACGAATACTCGTTCTCGATCAGCGATCTGAGCGATTTCATCCTGCCCAAGCTCGGTATCGAGATCCCGCGCCGGACCTTGCAGCACTGGGCGAAGATCGGCGAGCTCGTGCCGAGCGGGTTCGACGCGAACGTCGCCCGGTACCAGCTGGCGCACGTTCGCGACGTCGCCGGACGCAAACGGCGGCGCCGGTGACCGCGCCGAGCCCTCGGATCCCGTATGACTGGGCGCGCGTCGCGTGCCCGACGTGCGGCGCGGCGCCGGAAACCCGCTGCCGCGCCCGCTCGGGGCGCACGACCGACGCTCACGTAAAACGCCTCGACCTCGCATGGCAGCACCGGCGCCGCCGCGTTCCCTGCCCACACAAGCACGAGTACGAGGGGCACGTGTTCCTGTGCCCGCACTGGATCGACGAAGCGCACGAACACACAACAACCGAGGAGGACTGAACCCATGAGCAACAACCGCATTGGTGTACTGGCAAGGCAGCTCGAGGTCGCGCGGCAAGCGATCGCCGACGACCTCGCCGAGGTGTTCAAGGGCGAACTGGTGCCGTTGTCACCGCGCAGCCAGGCGCATCGCGGCAGGACGTTCCGCGCGATCGTCGTCGTCGACGCCGCGCTGTGGCCGCTCAACGACGAACTGTCGCGCGAGCTTTCGCCCTGCCTGTACGCGACCGGCGGCAGCTTCTCGCTGTGGCTCGGCTGATGGCCTGCTCGCACCCCGGTTGCACGTGCAATGGTCAGCCTGACCTCGGGCGCTGCCCCTGCGGTCGGTGGCCGCTGTACGTCGGTGCATACGACCGGCACGGCAAGACCGTTCGTTGTCGCGGCTGCCTGCGGATCCCGCGCGAGTGCAGGTGCGGATGAACGAATAAACGGTATTGCTTATTGGGCAATATTCGGTATCGTCTATCTCATGATCAACGCAACATCCACGTTTCAGCCCGCAACTGTCGCCGCGCGATTCGGGCGCACCAGCCGAGTTGTTCACGCCGCAGCCGGACGAGTTCGACTCCGACACGGACGCCCCTTGTACGAGGTGATTACCACGGTGCCCGCCTGCAACACCTACACCCGCGTAGGCGGCGCTGCCCTCGCCGTATACGAGCCCATCACCTGCGAGAAGTGCCTCGCCCGCCTCGCCGAGCATGGCGCCGATGACCTCGCCGAGGGTGTCGAACTCGCCGAGTGAAACGGACCGGGGGCGCGACCGGACAACGCGCACCCCAAACCCCAACCACGAGAGGAAACCCCGATGAGCACGATCACCGCCCCTGCCCCCGCCGCCTACGAGCTCAACTGGCGCGGCGTCAGCGCCGGATCGATCATGGCCGACGACCCGAACGGCAACGGCACCTGGCATATCTGGATCAACACGGTCAGCGCTTACAGCCTCGTGCACATCGACAACAACGGCGTCGAGACCAAGCACGGGCGCCGCGTCTACCGACGTCGTCAGATCGGCTGGAACGGCGACGAGCGGATCATGGAATGGTCTTGGCTCACGCTCGGATTCGGCGACATGGGTAAAGCCCGCGACTACGCCGCGAAGCTCACCGCGACCACAGCCTGATCACCCTCGGCGGGGCTGGCACTGTGCCAGCCCCGCCCCTCACGCCTGACCACACCAACCGAGAGGACCCGAAAATGGGCTACAAGGTGAAACCCGAGAACTACGTCACTTGCATGTGCGGCAAGGTCTGCAAGGGGCGCGCCGCGTTCTCACATCACGCCCGCAAGTGCGAGCTCGAGGTCGCGTTCACCGCCGATTACGTCGCCGCCGCCGAGTCGCACCAGCGCCCCCTATCGCGCCGCGAGTGGCTCGCCAAGCGCAACGCCGAGCAGGGCGGGGCAGCTCGATGAGCACCTATCCGAACGCGAGCGTCGTCTCTCGCGCGCTGCGCCGCGACGCCGGAATCATCACCACGCCGCGCGACCGCCAGGGCTACCACGTCAGCGGCGACGGCAGCTATCCGACGAGCATCAGCGTCGACCTCACCGACTTGCCGATCGAGAACCCGAACGCCGATGTGCGCGGCGCCCGCGACTTGCACGAGCACCTCACCGGCGCGGGCTGGGACCTCGAACCGCTCGACGCGAATCACCCGACGTTCGTGCACGTGCTGCGCGTGCCCACAGCCAAGGAACGCCGCCAGTGATCCGCCCCGAGACACGCCGTTGTGACACCTGCGGGCGCGAAGGCGCTCGTGGGTTCAAGCACACCCTGCGAGGCGTGTACGTCTGCACCAACACGAACGCCTGCCAGCGTCGGCAGAGCATGCCGATCTGGCGCGTTCACGAGCTCAACGCGAGGAGATCAAACCGATGAGCACCAACACGAAACGCGCTGGGCGCCCCGAGGTCGGGCGCCCGGTGAACGTTCGGCTCGGTGACGAGCTGCTCGCCGACGTCGACGAGTACGCCGCCGCCGAGGGCATCGCCCGCGCCGAGGCGATCCGGCACCTGCTGCGCGCAGGGCTGAAACGGGGCAAGCGATGAGCGCCGACCTCGTGACGCAGATCGCCCTCGTGCTCGGAATCGTCGCCGGATCGTTCTGGCTCGGGCGTTACTACGGCTGGAATGCGGGCGCTCGGTGGGCGGCTGCGCAGACCGCAAACCGTATCGACGAGCTCGTGACCAAACGCCTCAAACGCGAATAAACTTATGCAACAACACGATTGACTCGCCGCAAACACAGAAACGGGCTCTACCTGTGCTAACGTGATTCTTGCGCACGCAACCACTGCTGACGACGCATGCCACAAACGCCCCGGACCTCTCGCCGGGGCATTTGTCGTCGGTAGGGACCACGCGCGACCACACCACACCAGGAGTACCCATGTCCCACCACCCCGCGACGCAGCACCTGCTCGATCTGTTCGCATACGAGCACCTCCCCGCTCATCTCCAAAAGGTGAGCAAGCCGATCGGCGATCTCGCTCACCAGATGGCCGACGAGCTCGGCGACGGCGCCGAGAAAACGGTCGGACTGCGAAAGCTGCTCGAGGCCAAGGATTGCCTCGTGCGACAGGCTGTGATCGACCATGCGTAAGCGCATCGCCCTCGCGCTGATCAAGCTGGCGCACAAGGTCTATCCGCCCAAGATCGTGGAAACCGTCGGCGACGATGGCCTGCTCGTCGAGCTCCCATACGACCGCCTCGCAGCCGGTCTCGCCGGTGCCAGACCGGTGCCAGGCGCCGCCAGGGCAGCCGAGATCGGCGTCGAGCTCGCGAACCGCTCGATTCAACGCATCACGAAGATGCACGCCGACGCCGGACGCGCAGCAGGCACCGCCTACACCGCCGCGTTCGCCAACAGTGGCCCCTACACGCTCGATAGCATCCGCGTTCAGCGCAACCCGCTCAACCGCAAGGGACTCGGACCGCTCACACACGCGAGGTTCGACGAATGAGCGAATCGACAGACCAGCTGAAAGCCGCCCTGCCCGGACTCGTGCACCCCGAGCTCGGTCCCGTGATGCTCGTCAACTTTCAGACGTTCCCGGGGCAAGATGACGAGCTACAAGGGCAGATCAGCACGTTCACGCAGACCATTGCCGAGGCGATCGAGTTCACCCTCGACGAACGCGGGTTCGTGATCGTGCCGAAATCGCGGCTCGCCGAGGCACCCAAGGCGGGCAGCTACACGCAAGTGACGCTGCACTGCAAGGTGTGCGGCGCACCGCTGCTCACAACCACGATGGGCGCCGACGGACTGATCAGCCTGCCGCCCCGCGAGATCAACCCCGATTGTGAGACCCGACATGGCGCAGCCTGACCCGAACGCGCACCGCCTGGCGCAAGAGCTCATCAACTCGCGCCCGCAGCTGCCCCCGCAGATGCTCGGACACCTACCCGTTCCCAGTGACCGCGCCGCCGCGATCGCGCTCATGCCCGCCGAAATGAAGCTGCGCGTGAGCGCAATGATCGTCGAACGCATGGCACAGGCGTACGGGCTCAACGTCGAGATCACCAACAACGGCGACAGGCTCGACATTCGCATCGAGGCGCCACAGTAGGCAATGGTCCGCAAGGCCAACACCACCGACAAGGGGCTCGGCTGGGCGCACCAGCAGGACGCCGCCCGACTGCTACGCCGACACGAGAACGGCACGCTCTGCTGGTGGTGTGGCCTACCGATGTTCAAAGCACCGCTGCTGCCGCGCAACTGGGACGGTAAGCAACTCGCCGCCGATCACTCACAACCACGAGCGTTCGGCGGACGCCGCGCCGACCGCCTGCTGCACGGCAACTGCAACAGCCAGCGCCGCGACGGCAAGCTCGACGAGCACCGCCCCGTGATCCTCGGCTGTCACCCGCGAGACTGGGCGCACGAGCTGACAACCCAAGGGATCAACACGCTCGGCACCTACACACAGCCCGCAACCGACACACTGGCGATGGACTGGTGACGCTCTACCTCGTGACCGGACCGCCCGCCAGCGGCAAGACCACCTACGTACGGCAGCACGCCAAACCCGGCGACCTCACGATCGATTACGACGCGCTCGCCAGCGCGCTCACGCACACCGACGGGCCGACACACAAGCACGCGCGTCACGTCATGGCAGTGACCAAGGCAGCGCGGCAGGCCGCGATCGACGCAGCGATCGAGCACGCTGGCGAGCACGACGTTTACGTGATCCACGCGATGCCGAGCCAGCAGGTCATCAACCGCTACCTCGCCCTCGGCGCCGAGCTCATCACCGTCGACCCGGGGCAGGCAGTCGTCATGGCGAGGTGCAAAGCCGAACGACCGTGGCAGATGCAGCAGGCAGCCAAACAGTGGTACGCCGACCGCGCCAGCAAACCCGCCCAACCTGCCAGCAAACACGACCGAGGGGTGATGGAGTGGTGACGACCGCGCCCGAGCGCCTGACCACCACCGATCCGCGGGCAAAAAGGTGCTCTGACCTGCGGAAACGCCCCCCCGGCCTGAAATGTTCAGAGGGCACCCCTCTCCTGACCCTGCCCCCCCG